GGACAATTACCCTCTGTTGGTGATAAAAAAGATTTAGGTGCTTCATTTGATAAATTTAAATCATCATTAGAAGAAGTTGTACGTGAAGTAATTGCTGAATATTATGATGGTCGTGATGATATGAATGCTAAAAATGAAGGATTATCTCCTGAAGAACAAGAAATTGCAGATGATATTTTAAATAATTTAAATGAAGGATTTGATTCTTTTTTAGATAAAATTAAATCATATGCTAAAAAGGGATTAATGACTACTGCTATATTAGGTTCTTTACTTGCTTCATCTCAATTTACTCAAGCTCAACAAAACCAAATTAAACAAACAGCGGGTATTGAAGCTACTATACAAAAAGGTGGTGGTATTGAAAAAATGAGCAATCAAGATGCTTATAATCATGTATATAATATGATTAAAAAAAATACAGACGGTGTTATTAAGCAATTGGAAAATTATAAAGCATCTAGCCAAGAAGATAAAAACGATGTTAATATGCTTTTAACTTTTGCCAACTCAGTAAAAAAAGGAAGTCCTATAAAAGATACTGATTATATGGGTAAAAGATTTAAAATGGCTAGTAATGTAGTAAATAACCTAAACTCAAAATCAACTACAGCAAAATATACTGAATTTTACTAATATGAATAAATCATTATTAATAGACCACACACCATTCCAAACAGCAAATCTAACCATTGTTGAAAATAAACAATTAGGTGAAGGTAAATCCCTTGTTACCCTTGTTGGTAAATTACAAGAAGCTGAACAAAAAAATGGCAATGGTCGTGTATATCCTCGCGAAATTCTTGAAAGAGAAGTAAAAAAATACACAGATGGACCAGTAAAAACACGTACAGCTTTAGGAGAACTCGATCATCCTGAAGCATCTGTTGTAAACCTTGCAAATACTTCTCACGTTATTACTGAGGTATGGTGGAAAGGAAATGATTTAATGGGTAAATTACAATTATTACCTACACCTTCAGGCAATATTGCTAAAGCATTAGTAATGTCTGGTATTCCACTTGGTATTTCATCTCGTGGTATGGGCTCTGTTAAGCAGTTAGGCGAAACAGTTGAAGTGCAAGATGATTTCGAATTATTGTGTTGGGATCTAGTATCAGTACCTTCAACTCCACAAGCATATATGCAATTAGCTGAATCAAAGAAATTTGGTTCTACAAAAAATTATAGTAAAGTAAATAGTTTAATAACTGAAATTATTTGTAACGCAACTGGTGTTTGTCCACTCTGTTAAAAATTAAAAAATGGCACAATTTATTAATGAAGCAAAACGCTGGCAACAATTAGCAGGTATTATTACTGAAATAGAAGATAATACTGCTGAAGAAAAAGCATTTGATGCTGAATTTATGGCAGCAGCTAATAATATTGCTAGTGCTTTGGAAAAAGAATTAAAATCTAAAGATCCTAAACAATTAGAAGAAGTTGCTGGTTTAGGTATTATTGCTGCTGTTTTAACAACAAATACCCTTATAAACTTCATCTCAAAATATTCAGCAAAACTATTTAAATTACTAAATTGGAAAAAAGGTGAAGATATTGCTGAAAAAATTCACCATTGGGCTCATGATAATGAAGCTGCTTTCCAATCTCCAATTAAAAGAGTATTAGGTTTTGTTATTAAAGATCCTAAAATGTTAGAAATAGCAACAAAAGCGATTTATGCTATTATGGTAGCAGGCATGGCATCTGGTTATGGAATTGAAGCAGTTAAAAAATTAAGTGATGCTGAATGGTTTCAAGGGGCTTTATCTTCTTTAAAAACAATAGCTAAAGGAGAAGAAGCTATAGTTAATGCTTATCCTGCTATTAAAAGTATTTTAGCCTAATTATAGAAACAATTCACGGTTTTTAATATCTACATATATTTATGGGCATCCTAAATAGGTTGCCCATTCTTTATGCAACCTGGGTATATTACAAACCCCCTATTAAGATTGCTTAATAATCTTATTTCCTCAATTAAATTTAAGGAGAACAATTTTATGTCAAACAAAGACTTATTCAAAGAGGCTATCGCCGACGCTAAAGCCGTTCGCGAAGCTGCGTTAGCAAACGCAAAAGCTGCCCTTGAAGAAGCTCTTGCTCCAAAACTTCAATCCATGTTAGCTGCAAAGTTACAAGAAATGGATAATGAAGATTTAGACGAAGCTGAAGACAAGGAAGAGCTTGAAGAAAAATCACTTGGCCAAGGCACTTATCGCACAGACGATGTACAGCATGTTGGCGCTAGAGAAAGACACGCTGCACTCGAAGAAGGTGATGAAGAACTTGAAGAAGATTTCGATTTATCTGAAATTTTAGCTGAATTAAGTAAAGAAGATGAACTTGATGAAGCTAAAAAAGATAAAGAAGATCTCGACGAAGCTGAAGAAGGCGAAGAAGAAGAATCTGAAGAGGAAGAATCTGAAGAAGAGGAATCCGAAGAAGAAGAAGCTGAAGAAGCCGACAAAATTACCGACTTAACAGTTGACGAATTGAAAGACATTATCAAAGACATTATCTCTGCCGAAATGGGTAGTGGCGAAGCCCCAGAAATGGGTGATATGAGCGCTGACATGGGTAACATGGGTGGTGAAGATGAAGTGGCTGTAAACGTTGACGCTGAAGCTGGTGATGAAGAAATCGAAGAAGATTTCGATTTAGAAGAATTATTAGCTGAACTTGACGCTTTAGACGAAGCTGACGACGATGATGACATCTACGAAGCTAAGAAAAAAGACGACAAGAAGAAAAAAGAAGACAAAGACGAAATGAAAGAAGCAATTGAAACTATCAATGCTCTTCGTAACGAATTAAACGAAACTAACTTACTCAATGCTAAGTTACTTTACGTTAATAAAATCTTCAAAGCTAAGAATTTGAACGAATCACAAAAACTCAAAGTAATTGCTCAATTTGATAAAGCAACTACTACAAAAGAAGCTAAAGCTATTTTTGAATCAATGAATGGTGCTATTGAAAAATCTAAGAAAAGCACAATCAAAGAATCATTAGGATTTGCTTCTAAAGCTGCTGGTGTAGCCCCTAAAAAACAAATCGTTGAAGTAAACGAAACTGTTTCTAGATGGCAGATGTTAGCAGGTATTAACAAATTTTAATTTAACAAAAACCCAATTTTAAATCGTTTAAAAATGAACGTACAACAACTCCTCGAATCATCTAACCAATATAAAGTGGTGATGGATGATGCAAAAAAGTTGTCAAGCAAGTGGGCTAAATCCGGTCTTTTAGAAGGAATTAGCAGCACTAATGACAAAAACACAATGGCTATTCTCCTTGAGAACCAAGCCAAGCAATTAGTAACCGAAGCTAACGTAACTGGCGGAACCAACTCTATGAATGGTGGTGGATACAACAGTGAAAACTGGGCTGGTGTTGCTTTACCTTTAGTTCGCCGCGTATTTGGTGAAATTGCAGCTAAAGAATTCGTTAGTGTACAACCAATGAACTTACCTTCTGGTCTTGTATTCTATCTTGATTTCAAATATGCTAATAATATCAGACCTTTCCGTTCTGGTGATTCACTTTATAGTGCTAATCCAAATTCAAATGTAACTGATTTCGCTAGTACCGCTTCTTTGTATGGTGCTGGTCGTTTTGGTTACTCTATCAACCAATACACTGCTTCTGTTACCAATGCTGGTACTGGATCTGCAGCTTGGTCTGATTTCAATTTTGATTCTAACTATTCTGCTTCTGCAGCTTCTGGTCAGTACAAAAAGATTTTAGTTCCATTACCTTCTAACTATGATGTAAATGGTGTTCGTGCTTTTGTATTTACTTCTGGTGCAATTGCTGCTACAGATGTTTTACAAGCATTCACTACTGTAGCTAACAGTACTGCTTCTTTCATTGTAACTGGTTCTTTAGTAGCTGCAAACATGTCTCCAACTGCTGCTACAGTAACATTGTTTTATGATATCCAAAATAGCCCTGATAGCCGTGGTGATTTTGAAGATGGAAAAACCAAAGTTGGTGCTACAAATGCTCCTGCTACTATCGACATCCCTTCTATTGACGTTCAGTTGAAATCTGAAGCAATTGTTGCTAAAACTCGTAAGTTAAAAGCACAATGGACTCCAGAATTTGCTCAGGACTTGAATGCTTACCACTCAATCGACGCTGAAGCTGAATTAACTGGTATCTTATCTCAGTACATTTCTATGGAAATTGATCTTGAGATTTTAGATATGTTAATTCAAAATGCTTACACTTCTGATCGTTGGACTGCTGTTAATAACAAGTCTTTAGATTCTACTGGTGCTGCTACTGATCTTGGCTACTACAACACCCAAGGTGGTTGGTTCCAAACTTTAGGTACTAAACTACAGAAAGTTTCTAACACAATCCATCAGTTGACTTTACGTGGTGGTGCTAACTTCCTCGTATGTTCTCCAACTGTAGCTACAATCCTCGAATCAATCCCTGGATTTGCTGCTGATGGTGATGGCGAGAAAATGGAATTCAACTTCGGTATCCAAAAGGTTGGTTCTTTAAACAGCCGCTACAAAGTATACAAGAACCCATACATGACTGAGAACGTGATCCTTATGGGTTACAAAGGTGCTCAGTTCCTTGAGTGTGGTGCTGTATTCGCTCCATATGTTCCATTGATCATGACTCCACTTCTTTACGATCCTAACACCTTCACTCCTAGAAAAGGATTGATGACTCGTTACGCGAAGAAGATGATTCGCCCTGATTACTACGGAAAAATTTATGTTGCTGGTTTGAATACCCTCTAATCCAACATATAATCTAACCCCGTAAGGTTAGTAAATTAAGCCCAACCCCGTAAGGTTGGGCTTTTTTTTATATTTATAGCAAACGTGTTACATGACTGATCACCTTCCCAAAAAGAAGAGCTTCAAAAATCCGATTAAATTTGCGGTTACTCTCAACGAAGAGCAGAAAGAAGCTAAAGCAATTGTTCTCCAAAATAAAATTACAGTATTAAAAGGCAGTGCAGGTAGTGGTAAATCAATGCTAGCAGCTCAAGTTGCTCTTGACCTATTGTTTCGCCATGAAGTAGAGAAAGTAATACTTACTCGTCCTGCTGTAACATCAGGAGAAGAAATTGGTTACCTACCAGGTGATAAAGATGCTAAATTAGCTCCATACACAGCAGCCATTTATGACAACATGTATCGATTATATAATAAAGAAAAAATCGATAAAGAAATAATGGAAGGACATATTGAAGTTATTCCATTAGCGTTTATGCGTGGTCGTAACCTTACTAACTGCGCTGTAGTAGTTGACGAAGGTCAAAACATCACCCACAGACAAATGGAACTACTATTAGGAAGAATATGTGAAGGTAGTAAAATGCTCATATGTGGTGATACTGCACAAATTGACTTAAAAGACAAGAAAATGAGCGGTTTTAATTTTATATGCAATAATTTAACTAATGTTCCTGGTTTTGGAGTAGTAACACTTAAAACAAATCACCGCGATCCGATCGTGGAGGATATATTAAAAGTATACGGCGATCATCGAGATTAAGTATATTTATACGTGTTAAATACTACTTAAATAATGGCCGCAAAAGCAATCAATCTAAAAAGACTATGGGATGAGTATTACGGTGATACATCGTATTTAAATCCTGTCAAATGTAATACACCATTTGAGTATTACGATAACGATCCTGAGTTCGTTCGTGATGCTAAAAGCTGTGCTCGTTTTATTGCACAACGTTTAGGCTCTAGTGGATTAGGCAATACACAACTTAATATTTCTGACCTAACAGTATATGCTGCTTTCGAAGAAGCAGTTACTACTTATGGTAATTTAGTTTACCAATATAAAATTAGAGACCAATACCTCAATATGGAGGGATCTCCATCAGCTCAACTTAATAACGCTACTGTTACTTATGTTGACAGTACTGATATTAATGCTCCTGTAACTTGGTCTGCTGCTAGATTAGCTACTTGGGCTAATATTGATAATAATGCTGCTTTTTCTCAATCAATTGTTGATAATAAAATATATGTAATTTCTGCTTCTATTTCTGATTTTGTTTTACCAAATGAAGATTATGTAAAATCAATTACATTTGCTACTGAATATGTTGATCCTGTATCTGGAAATACAATCGATTTAAGTACTTATGTTTATAATAATTTAAATAAATTAGGAGGTCCTACAAGTGGATCTACAATTACTGTTGGTGAAAATTATGTCTATGTATTCACTACTTCTCCTCAAATAGCAGGAGGATCTACTGTATTTAATGTTACAGGCTCCATTCCTACAGTTTATATTCAAGATAGTCTAGAACCAGAATTAAATAATAAAATATTAAGCAATAATCTTGCCACATTAACTACTACTATTGCTGAAGATTATGCTTCTGAAACAGGAGTAGGAGGAAAATACACTGTATTAACTGGTTCTGTTTCAATGTCTATGGGAGTTCAAGATTACGATTTAAATGTATGGGCTGCAGCTTCAGCATCATTAGATCCTGGTGATAGAATTGAAATTAGAAGAATATTTTATGAAGAACCCCCTGCAATCGTTCGTTACTTTGATCCATATGCAGGTACAGGTACTGGTATACAATCATTACTTGAGACTTTTGGATTTGGTCAATTTTCTCCTGGTGTTAATTTCCTATTAATGCCAATTCATTTTGATGTACAAAAAATCCAAGCAATTGAATTTAATGATCAAATAAGAAAATCAGCTTATTCATTTAATTTAGTAAATAATAAATTAAAAATATTTCCTATCCCTACAATGGATAAGAATTTATTTTTTGAATATGTTACTATAAGTGATAAATTTAGTGTTATCAAGGATACTAGAAACAATGTTGTAACAGACATTATGAATGTTCCTTATCGTAATCCAATTTATGCTAAAATTAATACTGTAGGTAGAACTTGGATTTTTAAATATACCTTAGCATTGTGTCGTGAAATTGAAGCACACATTCGTATTCAATTTGCAAATGTAAATGTTCAAGGTGTAGGTTCACTTCAAGGATCTGAATTAGTAGCTGATTCTAGAACAGAAAAAGAACAATTAATAACTGAGTTAAAGGAAATGTTAAATGAAACGTCACGTAAAGGACAATTAGAGCGCAAGCAACAAGAATCTCAATTCCAGCGTGATACATTACAACAAATTCCTTTACCAATATATGTTTTCTAATGAAGCAGTTTAGAGGAGTACAACGATATATAAATCTAGGAGACTGTGATTTAGCAGATTTCCCAAATTCTGCTCCAACTGCCTCAGCAACCAAACCAGGGGCACCGACTACACCTCCACAACCACCAACTGGAAGTGCAGGATTAGGTGGTGGACCTAACACATATCCTGATGAAGCAGCGGATGCTGCTATAAAATATTCAAACCAAAAAGTTGGATATTTTAAAATTGATTTATATAAGACTAAAGTAAATATGTATGGTGAATCAACAGAAAAATGGTATTACCCTCCTGTTGAAGTAAGGTGTTTAATTGATAGAGGTGAATTTGCTTATACTGATACTGAATTTGGTCCTGATGTAAACCAAACTATAAAAGTTACTATATCAAAAATAGCATTAGTAGAGTTAGATTTTATTCCTGAAGTAGGTGATATAATAACTGATCAAGAAAAATATTATGAAGTATTTACTGTAGATAGATCATTTATAACAATACCTGGAGGAACAGGAGCAGGATCTTCCTTAGGAACCCCAGGACAAATTGTATTATTTACTTTAAGTGCTCATTTAACAAGAACAACAAGACTTAACTTAATTCAATATAGCTAATGGGATTATTAGGTAAAATATTATTAAACGAAGGTATCACAATTTTTAGATGTGATGTACTTATTAAAACAGCTGCTGATCAAAATAAAGTAGAAGTTTATAATGAGATTAGAGCATTAAGTGGTGTAGTTGTTGTTACTATTGAACAAAGTGACTTTTTAAATGCTAAAGCAACTGACAAATACGAATATTCTTTACTTAAAATAAAATATATTGGTAGAGGAGATGCAAAGACATCAATTAAAGAAATTGGTATAGACGCTGTAACTAAAAATAAAGTTCCTGGTTTGTTGCAGTTTATACCTAGATACCCAACAATTATTAAAGTAGGATCATACTAATTATTATGAAATTAATAGATATTTTAAAAGAACTAGAGAAACCAAAAAAAATTTACGCTGATAAGCCATCAGGCAGAGAACTTACTATTGCTGATTTAACTCCTGAAGAGCGTGATGAATTATTTACAAAAGGATCTATTATGATCCCTATTGATCCTAGTCGCCCTGAAATTACTAGTGCTTCTCAGGTAATTAATTTACCTAAGATGGATCAGGTTAAAAGAGACATTATTCAAAATAAAAAAGAATTTGATGTATTTACTTTTTCTCCTGATCCTGATATTAAAGCAGTAGCAAAAGAAATAAATAGTCTTCATAATAAATTATTTAGAGCAATGACTGCTCTTGATAAGTTAATCGACCTTAAAAAAAGAGGTAGAATATAATGGCTACTAGAGATAGAAAACCAATACCAAAAAACCAAGCAGAAATAGTACAAGATACTATTACTCCTTTTCTTAATCAGGGTAAACCGATTAGTCAAAATGTATTTACTCATCGTGAAAACAGAGCATTAAATACTACTCGTAAAACTGATAAGATAAAGGATATTGCTATTGGTTTAGAGGATATTGATTATGCATTAATGCATTATTTTCAAAATGTTATTAAACCAACAATAGTACAAGATGGAAATAGAATAGCTGTTCAAGTAATGTATGGTTCTCCTGAGCGCTGGCAATCAGTTCAAGCTGACGGATATTACAGAGATACTAATGGAAAAGCTGTTTTTCCCCTTATAATGTTTAAAAGAACAAATGTTGAAAAAAATAGAACATTAGGTAATAAAATAGATGGTAACTTAGCTTCTTTATTTCAAACTTTTGAAACTAGATATAATCAAAGAAACCAATATGATCAATTTTCTGTTTTAACAAATAGAACACCATCAAAACAATTTTACGTTTCTGTAGTTCCTGATTATGTTACTATATCATATGACTGTGTTTTATTAACAAACTACGTTGAACAGAACAATAAATTAATTGAAGCAATTGAATATGCTTCTGATTCATATTGGGGTGATGCTAATAGATGGCAATTTAGAACATCATTAGATTCATTTGGTATAACAAATATTATTAATACAGGTGAAGATAGAATATCATCTACTACAGTTAGCTTAAAAGTAAATGGATATTTAATAGCAGACTCTATTAATCAACATCTATCAGATACAAATATCCATTATTCTCCTGCTCAAATTAAATTTACATTTGAAACTGATAGTAGTTCTGAAATATCAATAGCAGGAGGAAAATCAGCACCAAAAACAGCTATGGGTGGTACTTCATTTGCTGATTCTTACAATGTGAATGTTAATTCTCAAATCACTATCCCCGAGAATTTATCTAATTATTTATTAGCAAATAAAACAGAGTATGCTGTATCTTTTACTGACTCCACAGCAACCTTTAATACTTCTTTCTTAACAGCACCTTCTCCTTTACCGGCAACTACTGTTTCTAATTTTACTTTCTTTTTAAATGGTCAATTAATAGATTCTTCTTCTATAGTTAGCTTTGCTGATAATGGAGATGGAACCTGCACATTAACTATAGACCCAGCTCAGTTAGGAGTAGGAGGAGAACCAATTACATTTAGTAATGACGGAGGAGTAGCAGATCAAATTCTAGCAATAGGTAAATTTGTATAAATGGCACATTTAAAACTAAAACAAGTATTATCTAATATGTCCTATGATAGTGGTTCAAATCAACTTACTATTAGTGGTGAGAATAATGCTTTAATTATATCTGGTTCTGCTATTGTTACTTCAACTCCAACTACTACAGGTTCACTTACAATTCAAAATATTGATACATTTGGTGATAGTGGTAGTTTCTTTACTGTAGATTTAGGCGACTATTAATATTTATTAACGGCTATATATATAGCTTTTACCGTTAGTATATACTAAGACATGTCGAATCAATATTTAAAATTACGCCGTTCTGCGGTACCAGGTAGAATACCAACTACCTCTTCTCTTGATTTTGGAGAGATTGCTTTAAATACATACGACGGTCTGGCTTTTATGAAAAAGTCAGGTTCTAGCGGTGAAGAAGTTGTTACGATTGGCTCTAAAATAGGAGCATTTACAGGCTCATTTTCAGGCTCATTTACTGGCTCATTATTAGGTACCGCAAGTTATGCTTTAACAGCATCATATGTAGCTAATCTACCAGTTGTAGATAGTTCCAGAATAGTAACAGGTAGTGTTACAGCTAGTGTTAGCATTAATCCTGAGAGAGCTTTTGAAGTAACATATAATGTTCCTGACCCTTCAGGCAATACTACTTTACTTCTTATCAATCAAAGCGGTAGTGTTGCAATCAATACTAGCTCTTTTGACCAGTTTAACCCAGAAACATTATTGATTGTATCTCATGATGATACAACATATAACTTAATTGTTGGTAGAAGCAATACTGATAATTATTCTCAAGTTAACTTTAAAAATATAAGTAGTGGATCATTAGCATCAACTGATATTGTTGTTACAAACGATATAGGTGATGAAGATAATTACTATGTTGATTTTGGTATTAATAGTAGTACATATAATAATCCATTTTTTGTTGGTTTAGGAAATGATGGTTATTTATTCTCTAAAGCAAACGACTTTTATATAGGAAACGCTGCTGCTGATAAAAAAATTGTTATATTTAATGGTGGTTTAGACACTACAGCAAATGCTAAAATTTGGTTTCATCCTGAAGGTGTAACAAGTTTTAATACTGATACTACAAGCTCCGCAGCAAGCCCTGCCCTACCAGCGTTAAGAATAGTAGCTCCCCCTGCAGCTCCTAATACATACAATCTAATCCAAGCAGAATCAGATGTAAATAACTACTCACAAATTTCTATCCAAAATATAAATTCAGGAACTACAGCATCTGCTGATATAGTTGCTACTAATGATATAGGAAATGAATCTAGTTACTACATTGATATGGGTATCAATAGTAGTAACTATAGTCAACCTAATGCTATAGGTATGGCTAATGATGCTTACCTATATTCTACCGGAGACCACTTACATATAGGTAATGCCTCAAACCACCCAGTAATGTTTTTTGCTGGTGGTACTGATACAGAAGCAAATAAAAAATTAGTATTAAATCCTAATAATCAACATGAATTAACTGGTTCTTTAAATATTAGTGGTTCACTAACTGTTTTAAATGGTATTACTGGTTCTTTACATGGTACTTCTAGTTGGGCACAAAATGCATTAACAGCATCTTTTATAACAGGAGCTAATGTTTGGGGTCCTTATGGTTCTAATAGTATTATATCTGCTTCTAATGCAGCAACCGCTTCTTCAGCAGATAATTTTACAGTAAGAGGTACTCTTACAGCACAAACAATTCACGCTCAAACAATTACATCTTCTACTGAATATGTAACTGGATCAACTAGATTTGGTTCTTTATTAACAGATACCCACCAGTTTACCGGATCAGTAGATATAACTGGTTCTTTAATTATAAATGGTACCTCTTATACTGCTGCTACTAGTGGAACTAGTGGTACAGCAGGCTCTTCTGGTACAAGTGGTACAGCAGGATCTAGCGGTACAGCAGGTTCTTCTGGTTCATCCGGTACAAGCGGCTCTAGTGGTACTGGTGGTTCTAGTGGTTCAAGTGGTACCTCTGGATCATCAGGTACTTCGGGTTCAAGTGGAACTTCAGGCAGTTCTGGCTCTTCAGGCACATCAGGAAGCTCCGGCTCCTCCGGAACATCTGGCTCTAGTGGCAGCTCAGGTACATCTGGTTCTTCAGGATCTAGTGGTACCTCAGGTTCATCTGGTACATCAGGTTCAAGTGGATCAAGTGGTTCTTCTGGAAGTTCAGGTACAAGCGGTACAGGCTTTGATACTATTAATTCTCCTTCTCAAGGTAGAGTAATACTTTCAGATGGTACAGCTAACGCAGCAACGGCTTCTGTCAATTTAACTTATAGTAATAGTAATTTTAATATTACTGGTAGTACTTTTATTAGTGGTTCTTTAACTGTAACTAATACAATTACTGCCCAAACTTTAAATGTACAATACATAACTTCCTCTATTATATATAGCAGTGGAAGTAATAAATTTGGAGATGAATTAAGTGATATCCATCAGTTTACTGGATCAGTAAATATAACTGGTTCCCTTACTATAAACGGAACCTCATATACAGCTGCTACTAGTGGAACTAGCGGCACCGCAGGCTCTTCAGGCACAAGTGGTACAGCAGGATCAAGTGGCTCCTCAGGAACAAGTGGTTCTTCTGGTACAAGCGGCAGTTCTGGTACATCCGGAACTAGCGGTACCTCTGGGTCTTCAGGCACAAGTGGTAGTTCAGGTTCAAGTGGTACATCAGGAAGTTCAGGCTCATCAGGAACTTCAGGTTCAAGTGGAAGCTCAGGCACAAGTGGTAGTTCTGGTTCTTCAGGAACATCAGGAAGCTCTGGTACAAGTGGCTCATCTGGAACATCAGGTTCAAGTGGTTCTTCTGGAACATCAGGTAGTTCTGGCTCATCAGGTACTTCAGGTTCTAGCGGCACAAGTGGCACTGGCTTTAATACAATATATGATCCTGCTGTAGGCAGAATATTATTATCAGACGGTAGTGTAAATGCTGCAACTGCTTCCGCTAATTTAACTTATAGTGGAAGTGCTTTGTATATAACAGGATCTGTTTATATTTCAGGTTCATTAAATTACACATCAGGATCTATAACTAATGTAGATTACATTGATTTTAATACTAGTGCTTCATTTGCTTCTGCTCTTGGTAGACTAGGATATGATAGTGGTGAAGGTACTTTACAATTTGGATTAGCTGGAGGTAATGTAACTTTAAATATAGGTGAAGATTTATTTCAATATGTTTACAATAATAGTGGTGGAACCTTAACTAAAGGTCAAGTAGTATATATTTCAGGCTCTCAAGGTAATAGAATAGCTGTTAAATTAGCTTCAGCAACTGCTGAACAAGGTTCAGCTAATACATTAGGTTTTATTGCTGAAACAATTAACGCTGGTGATGAAGGTTGGGTACAAACAGAAGGTACTTTAAGAGGATTAAATACAACAGGATTAGTAGGAGGTCAATTAATATTTTTAAGTAGCTCAGCGGGTCAATTCACTCAAACTCCTCCTGTAGCACCACTTCATGGTGTAAGATTAGGATATGCTGAAAGAATAGATAATAATGTAGGTTCAATCTACATTAAGATTGATAATGGATATGAATTAGGAGAATTACATGATGTAGTTGATAGTACAACTACTTCATCATATGGTGATTTATTTATAAAGAGTGGTAGTGTTTGGGTTAATTCTAAAGAATTAATTGGCTCTTATAAATTAACTGGTTCATTAAATACAAGCGGTTCAAATACTTTTATTGGTATTCAAACTATAACAGGCAGTTTCCTAGTAAGTGGTTCTACTACCCAAATAGGTAACAATATATTACTTGGAAATACTTCATTATCAGGTAGTATTACTATTTCTGGATCTAGTGGACCGGGAGCTGCAACAGCATCAGTACAAATATATGGTGATATTAGGCAATCAGGTTATCATAGATTTGATCCTGTAACAACAAATATAGATACTTCAATATCTGCCTCTTACATTTATGTAAGTGGATCTACAAATGACTTATATTTTTCTCAGAATGGAGGAGGATATTCTAATACAACTCGTTTACGTTGGTTAGAAGGTAATTTATATACTGGATTATTAAATGGTGGTGTAATAACAGCTGCTACAGGATCTACTACATATAATATTAGTAGTGGTAGTGGTATTATTGTTGATTTAAATGCAAGTTTAAATGATAATCCTTACCCAACAATTCAATACCTTAACTGGGGCAATTTATCAGCTAGTATTGCTCCTTTAACAGCATCTTACCAACAAGCTTTTGTTGCTGTTGATTCGACTGGTAATATCTTCCAACAAGGAACTCCTTTTAGTAATGGACAGTTTGATACATTAATTAATATAGGTGTTGTATTATTTCAAAATGGATCTACAATTAATGCTGTCAAAACACAGCCTTCTGTAGCATATGGTTTTGAACAATCACAAAATATATTCAATAGAGCGTTTGGTCCATTAAAATTATCAGGATTTACTTTAACACCTAGTGGATCTTCTACAGGTGGTTTAGTAGTAGGTAGTGGTACCGCTTATTCTCCAGGATCTAATTATACTATAGATCCAAACGAACCATCATATGCTGTTGACTCAGGAACTAGTATTTCTAAAATATACAGATATTATCAATCAGGATCTACTTGGGTTTATCAAACTAACGGAGGAGCTGGATTTACATCAATTGACCCTACACAATATTCTAATAATGGTACATTAACAGCAGTACCTCCACCTGCAAATTTAAACTGGACTATTCAAAGAGTATTCTGGTTTCCTAATAGTGTAGCTAAAGCAATAGTTGTTTATTATGGTAATGCTTATTACGGTTCAGAATCTGAAGCTATTGCAAATATAAACATAGAACCATTCGTAGAAGCTCCTAATACAGCTGCTAATGCAATTTATCTAGGTGCTGTTATAATTAACGGAAGTGGTGTATTTACAAATGCTAATGACTTCACGATCGTACCTGGAGGTCTATTTAGATCAGTAGGAGGATCAGGTGGTGGTGGATCAGTAATAACTACTCGTTTAGTAGATTTATCTGATGTAATGATATCAGGACCTACAGACGGTCAAGCATTAGTATATAATTCTACTTCTACTAAATGGGAGAATGAATCATATATTAGTGCATCTATAAGTGGTAATGCTGCTACAGCAACAACAGCTAGTTTTGCTTCAACAGCTTCTTCTGCAAATATATTTGCAATTAGAAACTATTTAGAATTAAAACCTGGAACTGACCCAGGTGGATCAAATGTATCTTCATCTTATTTCTTTGTAACTTCTTCTTTAGATGATACTATACCAAATTTACATTATAGAAACAATAGTGCTCTTTGGGAAACACACTGGTTAGAAGAAAGAACTGATACTGGTATTGTTTGGGGTGGCGTTACCACATTCTCCGGCTCTATACTTTATGTCACACCAGGTGCTGGTCTAATTATAGATCACAATGCTATTACCAGCTCACACAATAGTACAAATCCAACCTATGTTCAATTTGGCCCTATAACAGCTAGTGCTCAATATATAACTTCATCTCAAGTAACTTATCTATTAATTGATTCAAATGGTAGTTTAATACAACAAACTTCTCCATTTACTCCTCAACAATATAATGAACAATTCCCATTAGGTTATATATTTAATTTAACAACATCAAGTATTAGTTCATTTGCTGATGCTCGTGTAACAACATATGGCCAATCAGAACAATCAAATCAGTTTGTTAGAGCATTTGGTCCATTAAAAATAAGTGGATTTGATATTACTCCACAAACAAGCAGTTTAAGAATTAGTATTGCTTCTGGACAAGCATATCGCTATGGTGGTTTTTATAGTCAAAATCCAACTTCACCTTCAATTTATGATTCTACTACTATTGCTACTGGTAGTTTAGTTAGGGTATACAGAGATCCAGGAGTAACAGGGGGATATAGAGCTGCAACTAATGCTGGTGTTCCTTATACAGTTATTGATCCTACTAAATACGACAATGGATCTGGTACACTTCAAACAGTAAGTGCAAGTCAATGGACAATACAAAGAGTATTCCAGGGTGTTGTTAATAATTTATCATATGTCTATTATGGTCAAAATGTTTATGACAATCTTTCAACAGCACTTCAAAGTATTACAACAGAAGAATTTGTTGAATCACCAACTAGTCAATTAGCATTACCGTTTATTGGTTACATTATTGCTAAAGGTGATACAACTGATTTATCTGATACAGCAAATAATAAAATAATCCAAGCTGGCCTATTCAGAAACACAGCCGGATCCTCAGGTGGTGGTGGTGCTGCAGTAACAAACTTAAATGATTTAGGTGATGTAACTATTTCTTCTCCTTCAACAGGACAAGCATTAGTTTATAATGCTGGTTTGTGGGTAAATGGTATTCCTGCATCTGCATCCTATGCTGCAACATCTTCATTTTCAAATAATTTTATAGTAAGCGGCAGCTTAGATATATCAGGTTCTCTTACAATAAACGGAACTTCCTATACAGCTGCTACTTCAGGAACTAGTGGAACTAGTGGCACATCAGGTACTACAGGTACAAGCGGTACTTCAGGAACTACTGGTACTTCAGGCACAGCAGGTACATCTGGCTCATCAGGTACTAGTGGTTCAAGTGGTACAAGTGGATCTAGTGGCACTAGTGGTCAAAATGGATCGTCTGGCACAAGCGGCTCAAGTGGGACCTCAGGCCAAAACGGCTCAAGTGGCACAAGTGGCACAAGTGGCTCAAGTGGCACCAGTGGTACAAGCGGCTCTAGTGGTACTTCAGGTTCATCTGGCACTTCTGGTTCTAGTGGCACATCAGGCTCTACTGGTACAAGTGGCTCCTCAGGTACTGCTGGTACTGGTTTTAATACAATTAATAGTCCTGCTACAGGAAGAATACTATTATCAGACGGTACAGTTAATGCAGCAACAGCATCTGTAAGTATGAGCTTTACGGGTGGTATTTTGAATGTAACTAGTTCAATAATTGCTACTAACTTTACAGGTTCATTATTAGGTACTGCTTCGTTTGCAACAACTGCTTCTTATGCTTTAAATGCTGGTGTTTCTGGATTAAAAACAAAAGCAGGATCAGTAGCTGCAGGATCCTTTGCTGGTAATCCTAGAAAATCAACTATAACTTTTGCTGCAGCTTTTGCTGATGCAAACTATGCTGTAGTTATAACAGGCGAAGATTCAAGAACATGGACTGTAGAAAGTAAAGTATCTGGTAGCTTTGTTATAAATGCAAATAGTAATGTAGGATTAGCAGGAACAACATATTGGATAGCAACAGCATATGGGGAAACTAATTAAATATTTATATTAGATCATGCCAATATTTTATACAGATTCGGGTAGTTTTAACGATTTAAGTGTTACAGGTAGTGTAGTTGTAACTAATACAATTACTGCTCAAACACTTAATGTACAAACAATAACTTCATCTATTGATTTTGTAACAGGATCTACTCGCTTTGGTAGCCTATCAAGTAACACACATCAATTTACGGGCTCAGTAAACATAACTGGTTCTCTCAATATAAACGGAACTTCATATACAGCTGCTACTAGTGGAACTAGTGGTACTGCAGGCTCTTCTGGCACATCAGGCCAAAATGGTTCAAGTGGTACTAGCGGTTCAAGCGGCACTAGTGGCACACGGGGGTCAAGCGGCACCTCAGGTCAAACAGGCTCAAGTGGCACAAGCGGCCAAACAGGTTCAAGCGGCACTAGCGGCCAAAACGGTTCAAGTGGCACCTCCGGCCAAACAGGCTCAAGTGGCACCTCAGGCCAGAATGGTTCAAGCGGCACAAGCGGCCAAACAGGCTCTAGCGGTACCTCAGGCCAAAACGGTTCAAGCGGCACTAGCGGCCAAAACGGTTCAAGTGGCACCTCCGGCCAAACAGGCTCAAGTGGCACCTCCGGCCAAACAGGCTCAAGTGGCACCTCCGGCCAAACAGGCTCAAGTGGCACCTCCGGCCAAACAGGCTCAAGTGGCACCTCCGGCCAAACAGGCTCAAGTGGCACCTCAGGTCAGAATGGCTCTAGTGGTACTAGTGGTCAAACAGGCTCAAGTGGCACTTCTGGTCAAAATGGTTCAAGCGGCACCTCAGGCCAAAATGGCTCAAGCGGCACAAGCGGTCAAACAGGTTCTAGCGGTACTAGCGGCCAAAACGGTTCAAGTGGCACTTCTGGTCAAACAGGCTCAAGTGGTACTAGTGGCCAAAACGGCTCAAGCGGTACTTCAGGCCAAAATGGCTCAAGCGGCACCTCAGGTCAAACAGGTTCAAGCGGTACCTCCGGTCAAACAGGTTCAAGCGGTACCTCCGGTCAAACTGGCTCGAGTGGCACAAGTGGTCAAACAGGCAGTAGTGGTACTAGCGGTCAAACTGGCTCAAGCGGCACTTCAGGCCAAACAGGCTCAAGCGGCACAAGTGGTCAAACAGGTTCAAGCGGTACTTCAGGTCAAACCGGTTCAAGTGGTACAAGCGGTCAAACAGGTTCAAGCGGTACTTCTGGTCAAACTGGCTCAAGTGGTACTTCTGGTCAAAATGGTTCAAGCGGAACAAGCGGATCAAGCGGCACTAGTGGCACACGAGGGTCAAGCGGCACCTCAGGTCAAACAGGCTCAAGCGGTACAAGCGGTCAAACAGGCTCAAGTGGCACCTCAGGCACATCCGCTCCTGGTATTACATCAGGCTCAAGCGGCACTAGTGGTCAAACAGGAAGTAGTGGTACCAGTGGTATAAGTGCTGGTTTTACTAGCTTCTCTAAATCAATTGTCATAATTAATAATAGCCTTGTTGCTCAATCCGATACAGGCTCATTTGTAGGATGGAGAGCTCCATTTACCTGCACAGCTAGTTTAGTAGCAGGATTTAGAGATAGTGGATCTGGTTTAGTAGTAAATGCATTTAAAAATACTGCTGCAACTACTTTGTTAGCTTCAAACCTTTCCGTTAACATAACTGGATCTTGGGTATCAAGCTCAACATTACAAAATACAAATTTTAATATAGGAGATACATTATATTTTAATATAGTAAACTTTACTGGTTCTCTAACAGAAATAGGTGTGCAAGTTGATTTTATAAAATAATTATAAACAAGTTATGGCAATAGTAAGTTCAGGATCCTTTGCAGCAACTAACAATAAAATTGCAGGTACAACGCTTGCATTTACTTCTTCACAAGCTATACGGTCTGGTGATTTGGCAGTATTGTTTATTGCAGCAGATAACTCAGCAGCAGGTACAGCAACAAACTTTGTTACTAGTGTAAGGGATAACGCTATTAACTATAACTTTCAGCAGGGTACAGGCTTTAATAATACAGCATATTCAATAGTATCACAATCAGATGGTAAAATATTGGTTGGTGGTGCTTTTACTACTTATAATGGACAAGATGCTCCTAATATTGTTCGTTTACATACAGATGGAACTTTAGATACTAGTTTTATTCCTAATTATAGATTAGTTGATGGCTCCGTTTTTAAATTAGCTATACAACCTAATGTAACTGGGTCTTATTATAGTGGAAGCGGAGTGTGGAGTGTAGGAGGAGCATTTATTAATGTTAGAGCAGATCTTACATCCGCTGGTACTCAAAATGCAGCTTTAATTTTTGGAGGCGATCTCAGCTCGGTTGTTTGTAATCTAACTGAAGAATATAATGGATCTGCATGGTCTGCAGGAGGTAACTTAATTACTGCTAGATCATATATAGGAGGAGCTGGCAGCCAAAATGCAGCCTTAGCTGCAGGAGGAACTACTACACTCCCAGCAGTTACACAACAAACTATTACGGAAGAATATAATGGATCTACTTGGGCAGCTGGAGGAGCAATGACTATTGCTAAATATGATGCAGCAGGAACAGGCACCCAAAATGCTGGATTAAGTATTCTTGCTAGCTCACCAGGACTTTCAGAAGAATATAATGGTACTTCTTGGACTACTGGTGGTAGCATAATTAATTCATTTAGAAATTCTGCAACAGGTACAGGAACCCAAAATGCAGCCTTATCTATCGGTGGTGGAACACCAATCGCAAGAACATGTACAGAAGAATATAATGGTATTTCTTGGTCAACTGGTGGTGCTTTGAATACTGCTAGAATTGTAGCGGCAGCTGGTACTCAAAATGAAGCTTTAGCCTTTGGCGGCACAGCCCCTGCTACATGCACAGAAGAATATAATGGTACTACTTGGTCAACAATAAGTGTTACTTTTAACACTGCTAGATCTGCTAATATTGGAGCTGGTATTCAAAATGCAGCTTTAGCTATTGGTGGATTTGTATCTTCTACCAATACCGCATGCACAGAAGAATACACAGCCACAACAACATCCACTTGCATCTCAGACAAAATCATAGCAGTAGGCACTATACCTAATGGTGCTATTCGCCTTAACCCAGACGGTACTGAAGATCCATCATTTAATGTAGGTACTGGTTTTGATAATACTGTATGTACTATAATTGTACAAGATGTTGCTGGTGGATATGTTGGTGGTGCCACTTGGGCAGCCGGAGGAACACTAATCGTTGCCAGAGCAGGCTTAGCAGGTGCTGGGACACAAAACGAAGCATTAGCTTTTGGAGGATCAAACCCAGCAGATGTAACATGTACAGAAGAATATAATGGATCTACTTGGGCAGCCGAAGGAACACTAATCGTTGCCAGATCAAGCTTAGCAGGCACCGGTACTCAAAATGCAGGATTAGCATTTGGTGGAAATAATCCAACAAGTTTGTCCTGTACAGAAGAATATGATGGTACTTCATGGGCAACAGGTGGTACTTTAATTACTGCTAGAAATGGTTTAGCAGGGGCAGGTACACAAAACGCCGCTTTAGCTATTGGTGGATTTGTATCTCCTACCAATACCGCATGCACAGAAGAATACAACGGTACTTCATGGACAGTAGGAGGTACTTTAATTACTGCTAGATCTGGCCTAGTAGGTGCCGACACTCAAGATGCAGCTTTAGTCTTTGGAGGAATAGATACACTAGGAATCCGAATAGGATGCACAGAAGAATATAACGGATCTACTTGGGCAGCCGGAGGAACACTAATCGTTGCCAGAGCAGGCTTAGCAGGTGCTGGGACACAAAACGAAGCATTAGCTTTTGGTGGAAGTACTATAAGTTTAACATTCAGATGCACAGAAGAATACAACGGAACTTCATGGACAGCAAAAGGTACTTTAATTACTGCTAGAAGTTCATTAGCAGGAGCCGGTACCCAAAATGCTGCTTTAGCTTTTGGTGGAGCAACACCAGTTCCCGTTACAGTAGCATGCACCGAAGAATATACTATTACTGGTACAACATACACAAACAAACTCATCTTCGGCGGCGCCTTCACCAGCTACAACGGTATTACCTACAGTGGTAGTGCTCGTATTGATGGAGGTGGAGCTATAGATACATCATTCAATATAGGCGATGGCTTTAGTCCGGTTGATGTAAGATGTTATCAATTTTATAATGGCGGTGCTTGGATAGCAGGAGGAGCTCTAATAACTGCTAGAGATAATCTAGCAGGCGCCGGCACTCAAAATGAAGCTTTAGCTTTTGGTGGAGATTGCACAGGTTTTCCCTCAGTAGCAGTATCCTGCACTGAAGAATATAATGGTTCTATATGGACAGCAGGTGGTGCTTTAATTAATGCTAGAGATAATCTAGCAGGCGCCGGCACTCAAAATGCAGGCCTAGCCTTTGGAGGACAAACACCAACAACAGTATCATGCACAGAAGAATATGATGGTTCTACTTGGACAGCAGGCGGTAATTTAATTGTTTCTAGATTTGCTTCAGCAGGAGCAGGCACCCAAAATGCAGGATTAGCTATTGGTGGATTTACACCTGCTGGGTCTAGTGTAGAAGAATATAATGGGTCTATTTGGACAACAGGTGGTAATTTAATTACTGCTATGGGGTATTTAGGAGGTGTAGGTACTCAAAATGAAGCCTTAGCATTTGGAGGATTTTCACAGGTGGGTCCAACAATTCGTTTATCATGCACAGAAGAATATAATGGTACCTCTTGGATAGCCGGTGGTACTATGGCTTGTGCTAGAACTGATTTAGGAGGAGCAGGTACTCAAAATGCAGCTCTTGCATTTGGAGGATCATCTCAAACACCAATTACACAATTTTCTACAGAAAGATATGATGGTACTTCTTGGGTGAATGGTAATAATTTAATTACTTATAGATTTAGTCTAGCAGGTGTAGGCACTCAAAACACAGCATTAGCAGTTGGTGGGGGATTTTCTGGGGTTCTTACTTGTACTGAAGAATATAACAGCCCCTCCTTATTTGCAGTAGGCAATTTCACCTCAGTCTCAGGCTCAACACGTAACCGTATTGCTCTCCTCAATGCACTTACCGGTGACCTCATCTCAACATCATCATTCAACATAGGTAGCGCAGGCTTCAACGCAGCCGCCAACAGCATCGCTGTTCTACCAGACAACAGCATCGTTGCTGTAGGAGCGTTTACAGCATACTCCGGTTCAAATATAAACCGTATAGTAAAAATTAATACTGATGGAACATTAGATACTGCATTTTCTGCTTCTATTGGTGCTGGATTGAATAACACTGGGAGTGTTGTTGTGAATTATCCTTCTAGTGGTGTTGATGTTTGGACGGCAGGAGGCGCTTTAATTACTGCTAGAGAAGTTGCTGCCGGCACCGGAACCCAAGATGCTGCTTTAACAGCTGGTGGAGGTCCAGGTGTTCCAGCTGGTAATCTTGCAGAAGAATATAATGGGTCTACCTGGTCTTCAGGAGGTAATTTAATTACCTCAAGATATTGGTTAGTAGGTATGGGTACTCAAAATGCTGCTCTAGTAGCTGGTGGACTTCTTGTTGGACCTAATACAGCTACAGGAATTAGTGAAGAATATAATGGATCTACTTGGGCCTCAGGTGGAACTATGGCTACTGCTAGAGCGCTTATGGGTCGTGCAGGAATCCAAAATGCTGCTTTAGTTATGGGTGGAGGTATTGGGGCACCGGCTCCTGCATGCATAAATAACACAGAAGAATATGATGGTTCTACCTGGACAGCCGGAGGGAACTTAATAGTTGCTAGACAATATTTAAATGGTGATGGCACCCAAAATGCTGCTGTTGCTTTTGGTGGATTTGTTTCAGTTGCAGTATCATGTACCGAAGAATATGATGGTACTTCATGGGCAACAGGTGGTACTTTAATTACTGCTAGAAATAGTTTAGCAGGGGCAGGTACACAAAACGCCGCTTTAGCTGTAGGAGGAGGAGATGCTATATCTCCTAGTCTAAGTTGTACAGAAGAATATGATGGGTCTACTTGGACAGCAGGTGGTGCTTTAATTACTGGTAGAATTCAATTAGCAGGAGCTGGCACTCAAGATGCAGGTTTAGCTTTTGGAGGAGGTACTCCAACCATTGTTTCTTGCACTGAAGAATATTTCTCATCTGAAGATACTCTTTTAATTGGAGGTACATTTACTCAATTCTCTGGTTCAACATTTAGTGGTTCTGTTCGTTTATCATTAAGTGGATCAAGAGACACTACATTCAACATAGGTTCTGGCTTCGGCGCAGCAGTAGACGTAGAAGATTATTACATCCACTCCGATGATGATATCATAGCAGTAGGTGGTTTTACAACATACTCTGCTTCATTCTCCCCACAACCAAATCGTATCATCAAACTTAATTCAAACGGTTCAGTTGATGCTGCAGGAATAGGAAATACATGGTCAAAAATATCAGAACGTTCATCAAACGATGCTGCAGGTGCAGGTTCAACATTAGCTTTATTTTATTTAACAGCTTCATACGATATACCTGCAGGCACAGCAATCACAGCTTCTTTTACAGCATCTATTACTGCCAAAGCAGCAACTGGATGGAGATTTGTTACAGATCAGCGGGCCATCGCTTATACAGGTTCTGTAACATCTTCTGCAGCTGGTGGTACTTCCCAACCTCTTCGTATAAACTTAGCCAACTTAACTAGTGGTAGTGGTAACTATTTATTTATAAGAGGGGTTGCATTTGAGAATACAAACACTACTACTTTTACACCAACAGCTAACTATACAACAATATCTGCTGATGGTACTACGGGTGGCGCTGTAATTACTAACCAAAGTGTAAGAGGTGAATTTAGAATTTTAACTACTGCTTCATACTTTTCTAACCCAACATTGGGTGCTGCTTCTTCTCAAGCATCAATATTTTGGACATTCTATGAATCAGCAGCTGCTGCTAGAGGCAGAACATATTTTATTTTATTAGATTAATATTTATTGTAAATAATACAATATGCCTTATTATTATCAAGCTACTAATTGGGGTAAAGGATTCATTACCCATGAAGATAACGAATTAGCTCACGTTGCGGGATATCCTGCCGATATTTGGGTAACTGAAAACACAACTTGGGCAACACGTGTTAGTGCTATTGAAAAAACACAAGCAGAAGCACAAGCTGCTGTTGATGCTGTTGTTGCACAAGCACAAGCAGATTGGACTGCTGAATCTGGAATGCCTTATCCTCAACCAATTGTACTTCCTTAATTTGGAAGTACAAATTTAGTTTCGTATATTTAGTTATAAAAATAAATCTGTTATGTCTGAAAACACAGAAAACAACCAAATACAAGTTACAGAAGATTTAAAGAACATCCTTGCTATCCTTAAACCAAATGATGCACAACAAATTCTTCAATTAAAAGAAGAATTAGCTGACAACTGGAATAAGAAACAAATCTTTAGAACAGAAACCGAAATGCGTGTTTCAGTTCTTAACGATGGTAAATTTCCAACAGTAGCAGCTAAGTACTGGCAATCAGTTAGAGAAATGTCAGCTCACTTTGATGCATTAATGAATCTTTCATTTGATATGAGACGTTCAACTGTTGAACGCCTTAAATTAGAGAAAAAAATGAAAGAAGCTGAAGAAGCTGCTGATCAATTGGAGATTATGTCACTTCAAATTGATTTAGATCAAAATCTATATAATAAAGCTTGTATGGAACAAGTAGCTCACGATCGTGTTCGTGAAATTCAAACTTGGTCTAAATTAAAAACAGAATTGGATGATGGGTCATTTGATACAAAAGAAGTAAATACACATCAAGCCGTTAGCTTACACCATAGATTAGCCTACAGAGCAAGCGCATTAAATGAACACTCAGACCCAACCGAAGTAGCAAATGTAATGGGACAGCTTCAAACAATGGAGCGTTTGAAACAACAAAATGCTTTAACTCACGAAGCAGTTATGGCACAAAAACAGTTACAAAATAAGCAGTAATGCAATTTATATATTCAAACCCTAAGGCTTTAGATCCTGGGTTTTGTGAAGAGGTTATAGAATTATTTGAGCAATCTCCATTAAAGCAACCTGGTGCTTTTAGGTACAATGAAGAAGTTGTACAAAAGCACGATGTGAAGAAATCAATGGATATTTCTTTTGATCCAACCTTTCTACAACACCCAGATTGGGGAAAACCTTTAAGATATCTAGTTGATGTTGTTGAAGAAAATATATCAAAGTATATTTTTAGACACGAGCAAGCATTCCAAAAAATGGATGACTTTAGATTAGATACCTTATTTAATATGCAACGCTATGAGCCTGGGGAAGCATTTTATGGGTGGCACTGTGAAAGAGCAGGCATTCCTGCTTCGGCAAGAGTGCTTGTTTGGATGGTTTATCTTAATACAGTAAATGATGGAGGTGGAACTCAATTCTATTACCAAAATCATGTCGAGCAACCAGAACAAGGCAAATTATTAATTTGGCCTACTGATTGGACTCATACCCACCGAGGAATTCCTTCACCAACACAAACAAAATATATTTTTACAGGGTGGTATACCCATTATAAAAAGTAAGTTATGTTTCCTTTAAAACCATACAACGATTTCAAACCAACTTCTAATTGGAATGATTTTTATTATTTTAAAAATGTATTCAATGATCAAATGATCAAAGAATTAGAGGATATGGTTTATGCTAATTACAAATTCTCTAAAGGCAGAACAGGTGTTGCTGAATTAGGTACAGATACAGATGCTTACAGAACAAACAATAGAGATATTGCCTACATCACCCCAGCAAATCATTCTCAATGGTTATATGAATTATTATTTCCTTTAGCACTACAAGCAAACGATGCTTTATTTCATTTTGATATTGATGTTGTAACTGATCCAATTCACTATGTTATTTATCCTGAAGACGGAGGTCATCTTGATTGGCATATGGATGTTGGAGCATATGGTGTTAATAAAAGAAAACTAGCAATGACAGTTCAATTATCAGATTCAACTGATTATGAAGGTGGTGAATTTGAAATTTGGATGGGTGGTAAAGATGGTTTTGTTACTGTACCAAGAGAGAAAGGTGATGTAATTATTTTTCCTGCTTTCTGTATGCATAGAGTAAAACCAATAACAAAAGGAACAAGAAAATGTTTGGTTTTTTGGACAGGGGGTCGTCCCTTTAGATAATAAATAATAGTTATGGAATTTAAGGTTTTTGAACAATTATGGTTTGCAACACCAGTGTGGGAATGTCCTGTTTCTGGAATTGATAACGATGAAATTAAACAATACTGTTTAAAAGTACGTGAAAAGAAACCTGGTGCTACTATCTCTAATAGAGGAGGGTGGCACAGCAACGAATTACTTTTTCCCGTACCCGATTCACTCCAAACACTAATAGATGATATGACTGTGTTTGTAAATGATGTTTGCTATCGTTATACAGGTACACAATTAAAATTTGGTAATTTATGGATTAATATTAATGGTCATCATGACTATAATTTACTCCATGACCACCAAAAAAGTGTACTGTCCGGAGTATATTATGTAGATGTACCTGATGAAAATATGGGTGATTTAGTATTGCATAGAGGAGATAATGCTGAGTTCTTTTTAAAAGACATTAATGAGCAAACAATGGCAAATGCTCTTAATTGTAGCAAACAAGCTAAAACATCCACATTCTATTTATTTCCCAGTTGGGTTAAACACCATGTTGAACGTAATGAAAGTCATAAAGAAAGAATATCTGTAGCTTTTAATTTTGTTCCTTTAAATGCTTAAATATGAATAAGGATAATGTGCATGTTTTTAGTTTATTTCCTACACCATTATATGTTACAACATATGACGGTGACACAACTGAAATAGTAAAATACCTTGATAGTTGTGAAATGAATGAAGCACACGGTAGTGGCTATGGAATGATCTCTAAAAATAGTTATATAATTGATAATCCTGTTTGTAAACCATTAGCAGATTTTGTAATGTATCATTTCAATCAATTTGCTACTGGCATTATGAGATATGCATATGATGAATTACAGTTTGCCCAATCCTGGCTAACATACAAAATGCCAGGGCAATTTCACAAAGCACACACTCACCCAAACACACTAATTGCAGGTGTATTTTACTATGACGTACAAGAAGGAGACTCAGCAATATGTTTTAGTAAAGAGGTAAGATCATATCATCGTTCCTATTTAGAACCTTCAATATGTGCTGATTATCAAGATCATCTTTATTCACAAGAAGAAATATACTTTCAACCTAAGCAGAATAATCTTATTATATTTCCTTCGCATTTGATGCACGGTGTTCCTCCTAATAATACTAATAGAGTAAGAAAAGCATTAGGTATTAATGCATTAACTAAAGGTACATTAGGTGATCAAGAAACTATTAGTGAAATAATATTTGGACGTTATGCTAAATAAAGAAACAATTGAAGTATTACCTCTATTTCCATCACCTCTGTTTACAGCAGTCTATACTGATGGTGATTTAGATAAAACAATTAAACATCTAGATAGCTGTGAGTTAATTGATGGAGGTAAAGCAAGCGAATATGGTTTTCATTCAAAAGATACTTATATTCTAGAACATAAAGAATGCAAACCATTAGCTGATTTTATAATGCAATCCTTACTCCATTTTGCAAAAGAAATATTGATGTATGCATACGATGAATATGCATTCTCACAATCATGGATCTCACACAAATCCCCAGGCCAACACCACACAATGCATACTCACCCTAATAGCCTAATTTCAGGTGTATTTTATTATGGTGAGGAAGATGAAGATATTCCTGCAATTTCATTTCATAAACCAATTGTAGGAACAAATGTTTCTTACCTAGCACCTAAATATCAATCAGATAGAAGAAAATCACAATACGCTTGGGATTCATTTTCAGTTAATTACACTCCAGGATTATTATTGTTATTTCCCTCTTATGTATTTCACTCTGTTCCTGTAAATAAAAGTAAATTAACAAGGAAAAGTTTAGCATTTAATGTTTTACCAAAAGGTAAAATTGGTGATGAACATAGTTTAACTGAATTATTATTTAATAAAGTAGGATAATGGAAGGATACACTTACCAAGCGAAGAAAAAAGGTAATATTATTTCTGTACCGGAAACACCAAAAACAGAAAAATATTTAGTTTGGCATATTGATGGAGGATTAGGAAAAAATATTGCTGCAACAGCACTATGCCAAACAATAAAAGAAACATACCCCGATAGAAAATTAATTATGGTTGTATCTCATCCAGAATGTTTTCTAAATAATCCATTTATTGATAGAGTTTATTTCTCAGGAAATAAATCCTACTTTTATGATGATTATATAAAAGATAAAGATACGCTTTTCTTTAAACAAGAACCATATAACCAAACTGACCATATTCTGCGCAGAAAACACCTGATAAACAATTGGTGTGATATTTTAAATATACCTTATACGGGACAACAACCACAGATATTTGTCAATATGGCTCAAAAAATGACTACTGGTTTGTGGTTAAGAGATAAACCAACAATGATATTACAAACTAATGGTGGTCCATTAACTGGTCAAAAATATGGTTATTCTTGGGCTAGAGATATGCCGTATGATTATTCTCAACAAATAGTAGATAAGTATAAAAAAGATTACCATATATTTCAAATTACTAGACCTGATTCACAAAAATTAGATGGTGTTGAAGTAATAGATAAAGCAATGACGAATATGGAATTGTTTGCTATGATGGTAAACGCTAAAAAACGTGTATTAATTGATTCTTGCATGCAACATGCCGCGGCTGCTTTTAAACTTCCATCAACTGTGTTATGGGTTGGTACATCACCTGTTGTGTTTGGATATGATATCCATAACAATATTGTAGCAAATCCACCAAAACAAGGTGGTCTTAAATTAATCGATTCATATATGTTTGATTATAATTTAGATGGTATATTACATGAATGTCCTTATATAGATGCAAATGAAATGTTTAATATAAATGATATTTATAACAGTATAAATAAACAATAATGTATATAGTATTAATGCAATTTATCCCTGGAAACGATCAAATTTGGGTTGCCAAATTAAACCCAAATGACCCAGAATATATCTACCCTACTGAACAAGAGGCAATAGATAAAGCAGCTGAATTACAATCAGCTGATCCAACAGAAAGACAATATAAAGCCGCTCCTATTAATAATGAAATATAAATAAATTAGTTTTATAAGTTATGAAAATACTTTTTATTGCTCCTCACCTATCTACAGGAGGAATGCCTCAATACCTTTACAAACAAATGGAGGTTTTAAATGAAAGTTGTGAAGTATGGTGTATTGAATGGGATAACATTACAGGGGGTGTTTTAGTAGTTCAACGTAATAGAGTCGTCAACTTATTGGGAAACAGACTAATTACCCTAGGAGAACCCAGAGAAAAACTATTTGAACATATTGAAAAAATAAACCCAGATGTTATTCACCTCCAGGAAATTCCTGAAATGTTTATGCCATATGATTTAGCTGTAAAGTTATATAATTCAAATAGAAAATATAAGATAGTTGAAACTTCTCATGATTCTAGTTTTGATATATCAAATAAAAAACACTTTCCTGATCACTTTGCAATGGTTAGTCAATATCAAGTTGAAGCATATAAACCATTGAATATACCTTGTGAATTAGTAGAATACCCAATTGAATACAAAACAAAAACAAAATCTAGAGAAGAATTATTAGCTGAGTTAGGATTAGATCCTAATAAAAAACATGTTATTAATGTAGGTTTGTTTACCTCTAGAAAAAATCAAGCCGAAGTTGTTGAATACGCAAAACAAATGCAGGATTATCCAATTCAATTCCATTTTATTGGTAATCAAGCTGATAATTTTAAATATTATTGGGAACCAATAATGAAGGATTTTCCTCCTAACTGTAAATGGTGGGGAGAAAGAAGTGATGTAGATGCATTTTATCAAATGGCTGATCTATTCTTATTTACTTCTAGAGGACATATCAATGATAAAGAAACAATGCCTTTAGTAATTAGAGAAGCTATTAGTTGGAGAGTTCCTTCTTTAATTTATAATTTGGACGTATATTTAAACTACTTTAATAAGTACGATAATATTGAATATTTAAACTTTAGTGATAAAAATCAAAACATAGAAAAAATATTAAACAAACTAAATATAAAAATGAACACAAATAGCATAAGCAATTATTTTGATGTTGATATTCAACCTGAAGAAAATAAAATTTCGATAAATTATAAAAGGGCTGAACCTAATTCCTATAAAATTTCTATTAAGGAAAAAGATTCTAATGCTCCTCTCTATTGGTTTCCCGTTACTTTTATAAACTATAGCAGTTGGTGGGTAATTCCAACACCAACATCATCCATAAATTTTGCTACTGACCCGGCTGTAGGAACTATAACGGTTGAATTTTATGATGAAAATGATAACTTCTTATTTTTAAAGGATTTATTTGTTAAAAATGTTATTAAAAAAGAAGTAAAACTAAATATTGATAATCCATTTGATTGTTTATTCAACAATTATCGAGAAATGTTCCTCCAGAACAAATATGATTGCTATGAGTTAGATAAAATGGAAACTGTTTTTGATGTTGGAGCAAATAGTGGATTATTTTCACTTTTAGCAATTAATAAAGGAGCTAAAAAAGTTTATGCATTTGAACCTAATCAAGAATCGTTAATTAATTTGAATTGCTTAGTAAAAGATTTAAATGTAGAAGTAATAGATAAAGCTATATACACTAAAGATGAAGATCTTACTTTCTATATAGACCCAAGTAATACTACAATCGGAAGTATATCTGAAGATCATATTAAAAATAATGGTAGTGAGGTAAAACAAATAACTGTACCTGCTGTGTCTTTAAAAACATTCTTTGATCAAAATAATATTGAAAGATTATCATTATTAAAGATGGATATTGAAGGGGCTGAATATGATATTATAGAAAATCTTGAAGATGAAATTTTTGAAAAAATAGATAATCTTCTTATAGAATTTCATGATAATGAAGGTGAAAGAGTAGAAAAATTAATTCAAACCTTAGTTAAAAAGGGATTTGATGTTGATCAAATTAGGGATCAAAATACTGAAAACAACAACAGTATTATAGAAGAAGCATATAAATCTTCTCCTATTGGAACTATTTTTGCTAAAAAATCTCCTGAGGAAAAGTTACTAACTGTACTTATTCCTACATACAATCATGAAGAATATATTGAACAATGTATTGATAGTGTTTTAATGCAACAAACATTATTTAACTTCAATATCTTAATATCTGATGATTGCTCTACAGATAATACTTGGAATATCATACAAAAATATAAAGATATTCCAAATGTAATCCTACACAGAAATGAAAAAAATCAAGGAGCTGTCATTCGTAGGACCTATGATCTTTTAAAGAAAATTAGTTCTGAATATGTTACTATTCTAGATGGTGATGATTACTATGTCGATAAAAGTAAATTACAAAAACAGATAAACTTTTTAAAGAATAATAAAGAATATTCTGTTTACAGTGTTGGATATTATATAAAAAATCCTGGTGATGATAATTTCATGAGTAGTTATTATTGGGGTATAAAAGGAGAGGTAATCTTAAGAGATAACATGAAAGCCAATTATATTTCTTTTGGTTTTATGTTTAGAAATAATCTTATTAAAGACATGGAATTCCCTGATTGGTTTTTCCATGAAGATGTTTTTGATGCTTACTGGGCATTAAATACTATACTTTTAGAAAAAGGAAAAGGAAGAAATGATAAATGGGTAGGAGGAGTTTATAGAATTACCCCCAATGGTGCCTATGGAGAAAGAAGCCATGACTGGAAAGTAGAAGTAACTACAAAGCAAAGCCAAGTAATAACCTCTGCTTACCCAGATGTGAATAAAAATTTCCTAGTACATGAATCTAATATAAATTTACAAGACATATATAGTGGACATTTTGCAGTACAATATAAGGAGGTTCCCTATTTAAAATGCCCTATGGATTATGCTCTCTACCAAATGCTAATTATGTCTATTAAACCAGACCTAATCATAGAAATCGGAACCTATATGGGTGGGGGAGCTTTATATTATGCTGATTTGTTGTATTTATTAGGAAAAGGAGAAGTTCATACAATTAATCTCTATAATGAAATACACGATCAAAAAGTATTTAATCATAGTCAAATTAAGTTTTTCTATGGTGGTTTTGAAGAATATGATATAGAAAAAAATACTAAAGGGTTTGAAAAAATACTAGTTATAGATGATGGATCTCACACTTATGAAGATGTATTAAAATCCCTAAATAAATTTAGTAAAATTGTATCTAAAGATTCTTACTTTATTGTTGAAGATGGAGTGATTGATTTTACTGGTCTTTCTGATACTTACAATGGAGGGCCTCGTAAAGCTATTAATGAATTTTTGCAAACAAATTCTGATTTTGTTATAGACAGACATTGGTGTGATTATTTTGGAACCAATTCTACTTTCAACCCAGACGGATACCTAAAAAGAATAAACTAACACTATGCCTCCAGAAATAAAACCTATTATAATAGTAGATGCTTTTTTTCACAATGACAATTGTGTAAGAACTTTTAAAAATTATTTATCTTCTATTAAAAAAACTGGTCTCCCCATAATGTTGGTGACAAACAGTAAATTTGAACAAGCATTAATTGATGAAGTAGATTATCTTCTATACGATCACAATAACAGACTATTTAAAAAAGACTATTCAGATGTAGAAACTATTGCTATGTGGTATAGAGATAACCACAAATATTTTTCAATAGCAATTAAAGCATTTCAAAAACATGGTTTGTCTGTTTTGTCTAATTTATATCATTCTACTAATTTAGCCTTATCTTTAGGTTATACCCATTTTTTTAGAATAGAATATGACTGTACAGTTCCTAGTATAGAAAATGTTAAAAATATTATAGCTGAAACCCAAGAACAAAATAAAAAGGGATACATCTATATAAACCAAAACAAATATATTTGTTTCCAATTCTGGTATTTTGCTTTAGATTATTTTACTGAAATTTTCCCCAAAATAAACAATGAAGATGATTATATTATAGCAAAACGAAATTTCAATAGTGATGAAAATTTCATGATTGCTGAAGAGTTTGTTCTTAATATAGTTAGATCCTCAGAAGGAGGGTTTGATAATGTAGTAAATAAACAAGCAAATATAATATTTGATGATTTCCCTGATTCTTCCTGGAATACCCTTATATCCCCCTCAGAATCTGATCTGATAATAGATGGATTTATATCATCTATTCATAGAGTAGGATATACGGTTGAAGGAGTTGATCCACAATATACCCCTACAGACAATACTAAATTTGCTATAATAACATGGAATTGTAGTTCAGAAAATAATAATAAATCTATTGTTAAAATACTAAGAAATAATCAAGAACCACAAATTATAGAACATAACTTATATAGTAGTAATGATAATTATGTAGAAACGTTTGATTTAACAGAAGAAAATGTAGAAGTACAAATTACTATGAATGATCATCAAACTAGATCTGTAATTATTAATAAAGATAATATACATTTAATAAATAACATACTTGTTTTAAATTAAATTATGTCAAATAATAGAGATCTTGTTGTTATAGGTGGATATCCTTCTACTGATAGTAGAAAACAAATATTAAAAGATACAATATTAAGTTTAAATCAACATTTTGATATATTACTTGTAACTCATTATCCTGCAGATATAGAAATACAATCATTAGTAAATTATTATATTTACGATATTAGAAATGAGTTTTTTATAAATGAAAATGTTTATTTTTACGTTCATACTCCTAAATTTTATTTAGAATATCATTATGGTGAAAATGGCCATAATCATCACTCATACGCTATATATAAATCTATGATGAGCGCAGTTTCGTTTATTAAAGATTATTATGATGGATTTTATTATGTAGAAGGGGATTCTATATTTTCTAAAGAAGACATAGAACAACTAAAAAATACCAAATTAGAAACAATAAAAAACAATAAAGAAGCATTTTTCTTTTTAATTGATAATTGTATACAAACAATATTTTTCTACACTAAAGTAGATTTTTTCAATAAGGTTTTTCCTATATGTAAAACAGTAGGTGATTATCAAAATTTATGTGGTCAAATCGGAAGTTTTGGAGTATTAGAGAATTTCTTTTATTGTAATTTAAAACAAAACAATTATTTAGATAATGCTCTATTAATACAAGGAACTCAAGTCTATGACTATTTTACCAATAGTAAAATAAACATTAACAGACTTAAAGATGATAACAATCAGCTTGATATTAAATTATTAAAAATAAAAAACACATCAGATTTTGCTTATTTTTATATGAATAGTATTGATATTGTTCATGAAAATCAATATGCAGATTTATATATAAATGATGAATTTATTGATACTATAAATTTACTAAGTCAATATGAATCCAATCCACTCCCTTCTCATTTACAATCAAATAACCATCTTACTATAAGATTAGGAAATACTGTTATAACATATACAAAAGATCAAATAATTAATAGCAATAGCTTTGTAGAATTTAAATAATATGAAATTTACTATAATTACTAGTTTTTATAATGGTTCTCATTTTATTTCTAGACTATATGAGAAAATAAAATCCCAAACATATACAAATTGGGAATGGATAGTTACTGACGATTTTTCATCTGATGCGGAAGATGCTAAAGAAATTTTATCATATATTTCTAGTAGGGATAGAAAGGTAAAGTATGTAGAACAATCTTTCAAAAAAGAAATGTTTTATAACCCACAAAATTTTTGCAAAGAAGCAGAAATAATAATACAAGCAGATCAAGATGATTATCCTCTACCTAAAGCATTAGAAGTATACCATCACTTCTTCACCAAATTTCCAGATACAATAGCAATTGCTGGTGCTGGAAACGCATTTAGAGAAGATGGAAACTGGATGAATTTTCACAATCCCGATTTTACAGACCAAAAAAATATGACTTGTGGTTATTTAACTTATTTAAGAGCATGGAGAAATAACCCAAATATAGATTATGATTTTAATCCAAATGGTTGGATGAAATATTATTATAATGATTTAGCTATATTGTGTACTTTAGAGGAACAAGGTAAAATACTTCATCTCCCTAGAAACTTATATTATTATAACTATAGAGAAAATTCTATATCTCATACCTTCTATGCAAATGAATCTGTAGATGAAGGTAGTGAATTAATAAAAAAAGTTAATAATAGGCGTATTAATAAAGATATAGATACATTTAATAGATATTTTGAACCTATTCATAAAGAATCTTTATGTTTAATGGATCATCATTTAAATAATGTAAATACTCAACAAAAAATAGTTTACTTAGATAGACAATTAGATTTTAAAAAATATTCATTACTTAAAGAATTATTTTTTGATCATGAATTAAATATAAATAAAATAGATGGAGATGAGGATGCATTAGTTTGTGTATTAAGAGATGAATCTGATCTAGATTATTTTTTAAATACTGATAGGCAATACAACATAAAAAAATGCCAACTTGTAATTTGGAACCAAGCCGAAAATCCATATACTAATATATTATTATCTAGAATACCTCAATATTATCAATGTTATTATTTTGCAGCTTATCAATCAATTATTAATATAATAAAATGAAAATAATTAATGTTACGCCTGGTTTAATTCCTATTCCCCCAAATGGATGGGGAGCCGTAGAAAAAATTATATGGGAGACACACAATGCCCTATTAGAATTAGGACATGATTCACAAATATTATATTTAGATGATGTAAAAGATTATGATGTAGTACATATTCATGTTGCTAATTTAGCTAATTTAGCACATGAACGTGGAATACCATATTATTTTACTATGCATGACCATCATGCCTTTTTATATGGAAAAGATTCTACTGCCTATAAAGAAAATTTACAAGCAATCAAGAATGCTAAAAAAGCCTTTGTGCCTGCTAAATTTTTAGTTGATTACTTTGAAGGAATACCTGAATATTTTTCACATGGAGTAAATACAGACTATTTTACTCCGGGAGAATTTAAAGAACACAAATTATTATGTGTAGCAAATAATGGATTTATTCATAATCAAGCCGAAGACAGAAAAGGATTTGGATATGCTATTGAAGCAGCAAAACAACTAGATTTACCTATTACAATAGCCGGACCAAGTAATAATAAAAACTATTTTGATACCTTCCCTTCAGATTATGATAAATTAACTATTTTATATGATCTTAATGAAGAACAATTAAAAAATATATACAAAGAACATAGTGTATTTATCCATGCTTCTATATTAGAGGCTGGACATCCTAATTTAACATTATTAGAAGCGTTAGCTTCTGGCTTACCTGTTATTGGAACTTTTGAGGATAATAACTTACTAAAGGGAATGATAGCTGTAAATCGAGATGTAGATGAAATTGTTGATGCTTTTAATAAAATTAAATTTAATTCACATACATTATATTCATCTAGGGCAAGACAACAGGCATTAGATTTATCTTGGAAAAATAGAACAAAAGATTTATTAAAAAAATATGAAGACAATAAAATAAATATGAAAGATCAATTAATATCTATTTATAAATCAACAAAAAAACTAGGAATACCTTCAAAAGTAAACATTCCTAAATTTAATATTAATTTTATTAATGGTCCTTTTGCTGAAGTGTTAGACTCACCTTATAAAAAACATAAAGTAAGCTTTATTAATAAAAAAACAAACACAGTAGAATATTCTCAAGAAATAGAAAGTAATTGTTGGGTTAGAACAAGTAAACAATATTATATAGATTGGAGAATAAAGATTGAAGATGAGAATGGTAATTTATTATATCAACATGATTTAGATCTTAAAGATAAAAGAGTATATATTGCTTTAGATTCTAAATCATTGGGTGATACTTTAGCTTGGTTTCCATATGTTGAAGAATTTAGAAAAAAACACAAATGTAAAGTTATTTGCTCTACATTTCATAATTATTTCTTCCAATCACAATACCCAGAAATTGAATTTGTTAAACCGGGAGATACAGTTTACAATTTATACGCAATGTATGTTATAGGGTGGTTTTACAATAGTGATGATAATGTTGACTTTAATAAAAATCCTTTTGACATTAAACAACAAAACCTTCAGAAAACAGCATCTGATATTCTAGGATTAGATTTTATAGAAGTAAAACCAAAATTAAAAAAGCCATTAGTTGCAAAGAAAAAACAAATTGCTATTGCTGTTCACAGTACAGCACAAGCTAAATATTGGAATAATCCAACAGGGTGGCAAGAAGTAGTTGATTGGTGTAAAGATCAAGGATATGAAGTAGTAATGTTATCTAGAGAAGAAAACGGATATATGGGAAATAAAAACCCAACTGGAATTAAGTATCCTGACTCATTTGATATGGAATCAACTGTAAAAGTACTTAATGAATCTGAAGCATTTATAGGAATTAGCAGTGGATTAAGTTGGCTATCATGGGCTACAGATACACCTACAATAATAGTATCTGGCTTTACTGAAGAATATACTGAACCTACTAGTTGTTACCACATTGATGCACCTTTAGGTAAATGTAGGGGTTGTTTCAACTCACATAGGCTAGATGCAGGTGATTGGAATTGGTGCCCCGTACATAAAGGAACACAACACCAATTTGAATGTTCTAAAGAAATATCTTCAGATAGAGTAATAAAAACCTTAGAGAAAATTTTGGTTGTCTCATAATCTTATTATATATTTATATACGAAACAAAAACAATTTTATGACATTACTTATCATTGTACTTATTGTAGCTGGTATTGTAGCTGCAGTTATTTTAAACAGCAAAAAGAAATCTTCATTCCCACCACAAGATGTTGTATCTGACAACGGCGCTGATCGTCCAACAGTTGTTCTAGCTGAAACACCAGTATTAGTACCAGTTGAACCTATTGCATCAGATGAAGAACTTGCTACTTTAAAAGAAGCTAAAAAAAAGGTTTTAACTAAAAAACAACCAGTTCAACAACCTGCAAAGCAATCTGCAAAAACATCTAATAAAAAATCTTCTAAAAAGACCAAATAATGAGTGACGAATCTAAGTTTATTGCTGAAGAAGAATTACTTCAGATTAAATCATTTAAGGCTCAAAAAGATAATATTACTTTTGCTTTAGGTAAAAATCGCATTGAAAAAGAAACATTACTTGCTTCTTTTAAAAATGTTGCTAATCAAGAGCAGGAATATTATAATAAACTTTCTATTAAATATGGTGATGGTAGTCTTGATTTAAATACAGGTGAAATTATTCCTTTTAATACCGATGAACAAAATATCTGAAATATTTAAATCGTGGGTTACTGCTACTAACCCAACACCTGAACAACAAGCAGTGGCCGAATATCGTGCTACTGTTTGTGATTCATGTGAGAAAAAAACTTACATTACTGCAATTAATTCATTTATTTGTGGTCAATGTGGTTGTCCACTAAGTAAAAAAGTATTTTCCCCTAAACCAGGTCCTCAAGCTTGCCCATTAGCTAAATGGGAGAAATAAAACGTTATGACACAACTAACACAAGAAGAATTACAATCAATTAAAGACCTCCAGTCTAAGTACAACCAAACACTATTCGAAATTGGTGTAGCTGAAGCGCAGCGTTTAGCATTGGTAGAGCAAGCCGAAAAACTTGAAAGCAATAAAAAAACATTGCTAAGTGATCTTGCTACAATTGAACAAAAAGAAAACGACCTAATTAAATCCCTTCAGGATAAATACGGAACGGGTTCTATTAATCCCGAAACGGGAGAAATCACGCCTATTCAACAGTAATCTGCGTTTTATAGTGATTTTTGGATATTTATTATTAGGTCAATCCTATTAAAATTTTCAAAAACAATTATACAAAATGGCAGAAAAAATCTTATCTCCTGGCGTATTCCAAAATGAATCAGATCAATCATTGGTTCAAAGAGGTATCGTAGGTGCAGCAACCGCTGTTGTTGGTCCAACCGTAATGGGTCAACCATTTGTTCCTACCTATGTTACTTCTTATAGTGAATATGTATCCAAATTCGGAGAAACATTCAAAAGTGGTAGTTACTACTATGAATATTTAACTTCTTTAGCCGCTAAGGATTTCTTCCAAAATGGCGGTCAGACATTATTAGTTACCAGAATTATTAGTGGCAGTGCTAATCTTAGTACTTATGCAAGTTCTTCAGTAGCTGATATTGATGATGATTCTATTGATAATTCATTTGTACTTGAAACATTAGCTTGGGGCAATCAAATGAACAGTGCTGGTGGTACTGAAGTTGGTGGTGCCTTACCTAGTGGTAGTGCAATGAATGTTCGTTGGGAAGTTACAAATGTAAATACTGGAAGCGGTACCTTTACTTTAGCAGTTCGTGCTGGTAATGATAATAATGCTCAAAGGAATTATCTAGAAACTTGGGCTAACTTATCATTAGATCCAATGTTACCTAACTACATTTCTCGTGTAATAGGCGATTCAAAACCAGTATATGATGCTACAAACAATATCATCAATTACGTTGGTTCTTACGCAAATGCTTCTCAATACATTCGTGTTAAATCTATATCTAAACCACAAGTAGATTCTATTGACAATAACGGTAATTTTAAAGCAACCCAATACAGTGGTAGCCTACCAGCTCTAGGAAGTGGTTCATTTGGGGGTGCTGTTGCAGCAACAGCTACTGTTCAACTTATGAACGAAAATATTACTACAACTAATATTCAAGGATTTGCTCCGGCTGATTATGTTACTGCTTTTGGTATTTTAACTAATAAGGATGAATACCAATTTAATGTATTGCTTGCTCCTGGTGTTGGTTTAGATTGTAGCGCTGCTTCACAATTAATCTCAACAGCTGAAGGACGTGGTGATGCAATTGCAATTGTAGGAACCGGTGTTTATGGTACTTCAATTTCAGCTGCTGCTAATGCTGCTGCTGGCCAACCAAGCAACTACGCAGCTACTTACTATCCCTGGGTTCAATTATTCAGCTCAGGTTTAGGTAAAGCAGTATGGGCTCCCGCTCCAACAGTAATGGGTGGTGTATTTGCATTCAACGACCAAGTTGGTGCTGAATGGTTTGCACCTGCCGGTTTAAATCGTGGTGGTGTTCCTTCAGTATTACGTGCTGAAAGAAAATTATCTCAAAGCGATCGCGATACATTATATGAAGCAAATGTTAACCCATTAGCTACATTCCCTGGAGAAGGGGTTGTAGTATTTGGTCAGAAAACATTGCAGAAAAAACAAACAGCTCTTGACCGTGTAAACGTTCGTCGTTTGTTGATTGCATTAAAAGACTATATTGGTCAAGTAGGTAATAATTTAGTATTTGAACAAAACACTAACGTTACTCGCAATCGCTTTTTATCTCAAGTTAATCCATACCTTGAATCAGTAGTACAACGTCAAGGTTTATATGCTTACAAGGTAGTAATGGATGATTCCAATAATACACCTGATGTAATTGATCGCAACCAATTAGTAGGCCAGATCTACATCCAACCAACTAAGACTGCTGAATTCATTATCTTGAACTTTAACGTACAACCAACCGGCGCTACATTCCCTGCATAAGGGGATGTAGTTGCTAATATTTATTGATAGCAATAAAAAATTAAAATAAAATGGCAGTATTAGACGCTAACGAAATAATGTTCACCGCTTTTGAACCAAAAGTTCCCAATAGGTTCATAATGTACATTGATGGTATTCCATCATATTTAATTAAAAAGGCATCAGCTCCTGGATTTGAAGCCAATATGATTAAACTCGATCACATCAACGTTTACCGTAAAGTAAAAGGTAAAGTTGAATGGAATGATATGACTTTAGAATTATACGATCCCGTAACCCCATCAGGCGCACAAGCAGTAATGGAGTGGGCTCGTTTAGCACACGAATCAGTAACAGGCCGTGATGGATATTCCGACTTTTATAAGAAAGATTTAACACTAGACATTCTAGGCCCAGTAGGTGATGTAGTAGGTGAGTGGATTATCAAAGGTGCTTATTGCAAAACAGCTACTTTCGGAGAATATGACTGGAGCCAGGGTGATGCTGCAATTACTTTATCCTTAACAATCGCTATGGATTACTGTGTACTCAACTTCTAAAAGATCCTTCATATTTTTTTCTTTTGGTGTCTGCTTTCGCAGACACCTTTTTTCTGCATATATTTATATATACACAAATAAAATAGTTTATGGCCGAATTAAAAATCCCAACAGAAACAGTTACATTACCCTCAAAAGGTTTATTGTACCCCGAGACCTCACCGCTTGCTAAAGGCGAAATTGAAATGAAGTATATGACAGCTAAGGAAGAAGATATCCTTACCAATGTAAACTACATTAAAAGTGGTATTGTTATTGATAAATTACTTCAATCATTAATTGTTACACCAATTGATTATAACGAATTGTTAATTGGTGATAAAAACGCAATATTAGTTGCTGCTCGTGTTTTAGGTTATGGTAAAGACTATAATATTAATTATGGTGGTAAAGAAATTACTATTGATCTATCCAAGCTAGAAGATAAAATAATTGATGAATCTTTATATAAGCGCGGAATAAATGAATTTCCCTTCACTCTACCTCATTCTGGTAACAATATTACTTTTAAGTTATTAACACATGGTGATGAACAAAAAATTGAAGCTGAAATTAAGGGGTTGCAAAAAATTAACCCAAATGTAACTACTGATGTTACAACTCGTTTAAAATATATGGTTACATCTGTTGAAGGTAAGCGTGATGCTAAAGATATTCGTGATTTTGTTGATAATTACTTAATCGCTAAAGATTCAAGAGCACTACGCCAATACTATGCAAAAGTATCCCCAGACATTAATTTAAAATATATACCAGAAGATGTAGATTATGTAGGGGAGGGCATAGATATTCCAATATCTGTTAACTTTTTTTGGCCTGATTCTGGAATATAGACCTATACTATTTTCCCAAATACATGAAATAGTATTTCATAGTAATGGTGGATATGATTGGGATACTGTTTATAATATGCCTCTTTGGTTGCGTAAATTTACATTTGAAAAATTAAGAGAATATTACGAAAAACAAAAAGAAGAAACAGAAAAGCAACAAAATATGTTGAAAAATAAATCAGGAAAAGATATATCTCGTCCTAATATATCCCCATCTAAATCACCAACATACGTAGCTAAAGCGCCTAAAAAATAGGCGCTTTAAATATTTATATGATGTAACATTATATCATGGCAGAACCTACAGTACAAGAATTACAACAACAATTAACAGATCTTAACAAAAAATTAAGAGAAGCAGGTGGCTTAGGTATTGACCTTCAAGAAGCATTTCGCAATGCCGGAAATGATACTAAAAAACTTAATGAATATGTTGATAGATTAAACAAACAATATGAAGATATTGTAGATAATGCTGATTATATTTATAGAACATTTCAAGACATAACAGCTGAATTAAAAAATCAAAATGTTTTATTAAAAATAGGCAAAGGAGCATTTAAAGAATTTACAAACATTGCCCAGGATTTAAATTCTTATCAAAAAGGATATAATGACCTTACTGATAATAAATTTAAAAAATTAAAAAATAATCTTGCTGCTGAAAAAAAAGAATTAGATTTTGTTGTACAGAGATTAAAAGCTAGTGAAGCAAGTCGTCAAAGAGAAGTCGAAGCATTAAATGCATTAGATGAAAGAACCCCAAAACAAAAAGCTAGACTACAAGAACTACTAAAAGAAAATGAACTTCTAATTAATGCTACTGAAGCTATATCTTCGGGTATTCCTATTTTAGAAAAAGAATTAAATTTAACTAAGCAAATAGCTGATACTAGAAAAGATCTAGGAGGATTAGCCCAAGCTGCAGGTAAACTTGTTTCTCAATATGGAGGTTCATTAGCTAGTTTTTTAAATGTAGGTGAAGCAACAGAAGCTGTTGAAGATTTTAATAAAAAGCTTATTCAAGATGCTTTATCTACTGAAAAAGTAAAAAATGACCTTTTAGAAAATGAAAGAAAAAAAAGATTAGCAGAAATAGGTAAAGATGAAGCAGGAAATTCTATAACACAAGAACAAGCTCAAGAACGATTAATAGCATTAGAAAAAGAATCATATAAAATAAAACAAGAAGCCGTTGCTTCAACTGACAATCTAGGTAATAAATTTAAATCATTAGGAGTATTTGTTAAAGGATTGGGGGTTGGCCTTAAAAAATCACTAACAGACCCAGTCACAATACTTACTTTTATTATAGATAAAGCTCTGCAAGCCAATGAACAGGCTGTTAATTTAGGTAAAATTATAGGATATGGAGCTGACAGATCTGATAGACTTAGAGAAAATTTTGCTTTTATAGCAGGGGTTACTCCTAACATTAATGTTAATTCTAAATCAATAACTGAGGCTTTTGGAGAATTAGCCCAATCAACTGGATATGTTTCCCAATATTCTGCCGATCAGCTTGAAACACAAGTTAAATTAACTAAACAAGTTGGTCTACAAGCAGATGAAGCTGCTCAAATTCAACGTTTTGCTGTTTTGAATGGTAAAACTTCTGAAGAAACTTATTCTTCTTTTGTTAGGGGATTAACAGCAGCAAGAAATCAACTTAAAGTCGGAATTAACTTTAAATCAGCATTAGCTGAAGCTTCCAAAGTATCGGGACAATTAGCAGCAAATCTAGGAAACAACCCAGAACAAATTGCTAAAGCAGTAGTAGCTGCTAAAGCATTTGGTATGACATTAGAACAAGTTGCTGCTGCTGGTGATAAATTACTTGATTTCGGTTCATCAATTGAAAATGAATTAAAAGCTGAATTATTAACTGGTAAACAAATAAATCTTGAAAGAGCAAGAGCAGCAGCATTAGCTGGTGATCAAGTTACTTTAGCTGAAGAATTATCTAAAAATATAGGTACAGCAGCTGAGTTTACTAAAATGAATAGGTTACAACAAAATGCCTTAGCTGAATCTGTAGGTATGACCTCAGATCAATTAGCTGAAACATTAAGAAAAAGAGAAGAAGCACTAGCTAGTGGTAAATCATTAGTTCAAATACAAGAAGAAGAAGCAAAACAAGCTCTTGAAAGACAACAAATACAAGAGAAATTTAGTGCGGCTTTATTAAAAATACAGGATGTAGTAGGTAATCTAGTAGCTGGACCTTTTGGTCAATTATTTGATCTAGTATCAAATATAGCTTCTATATTTACTAACATTATCAGCCCTGTAATTACAGGGATTTCTTATGTTGTTGGTTTAATAGTAGAAGGATTTAAAACATTATCTCCAATATTATTAGGCATTGGGGGTTTAATAGCAGCAATGAATGCTAAATTATTAATAAATGCTGTTCTTTCTGTGGCTCAAGGGGCTTGGAAGGCTTTAGGAGGTATATTTCCTGTAGGTCCTATTTTAGCAACAGCTGCTACATTGGCTGGTGTTGGTTTAGTAACAAGATTAGCTAAAGGAACAGCATTTGCTGAAGGAGGTATTGTAACTGGTGAAATTAATAATGCAACTGTTGGTGAAGCCGGTCCTGAAGCAATAATTCCCCTAAATTCCCCCAAAGCTGATAAAATATTAGGTGGGGATGGTTCTCCATCAATAGATCTTACCCCAATGATAGCAGCAATCAATGAAGTAAGAGCAGCTGTTGATAGATTGTATAGTAAAGATACATCAATCAACATGGATGGTAAAAAAGTAGGTTCAACACTAGTACAAGGCTCATATAAAGTAGCATAATTAAATATTTATTCGTATAAAATAGATAAACCATGGGATTATTAGACAAATTAAAAAGTAGCATTTTAGGATTAGGTGGTAACAAACCACAACAATTTGGTGTAAACCCAATCCCACCTGATTCACTTCATCAATTATATTCAGTTGATGGTAATCCAAATGTTGATTGGCGCCTAATTAAAGGCAATTTATCCAACAAACCACAGCCATCTACTCTGGATGAATTAGATACTAAAGCTCCAAATCTTAAACCAAACGGAGTTGTATCACAAGTATACAAATCTAAGCAAGGCCGTAGATATAAGGACCTAGGACCAACTGAAGGACGTTACTAATATAATATAAATGCCCCTACTTGATTTAAAAACCGACTTAAAATCACTTAAGTACGGAAAAGATCGACCAGGCGGAGGTGACAGTGGTCAACCATACCAACAAGTCGATATCAACACCGTTGATAGAGGCTTTAATCGTTTTCGAATGACTAAATTTGATGATGGTTTAGTTAGAGGTGGTGTTGTAGGTGCTGCTAATGCTTCAATTGTTGATACTTTCCGTATAGGGAAATTTCTTAAGGACTTTCCAAAAGGTCCTTTATTTATTGTTAAACAAATTGGTTTACAATTATCTAATCCTCAATTAGAAACTAAAAAATTATCAACAAATAATCCTACTAAAGGTGGTGGGTTATTAAGAAATGTTGGTAATTTTGTTTTAAATACAGCAAATAAAATAGTTAACGCTGTTGGACCTACCCGCATTTACAATTTAGGTATTAATACACTAGCACAGATTCCTGTCAATGCTTTTGGTCAACATTTTAATAGACATGGTTTATTACCTGTTCAAAATGAACAAACGAAATACCTAGCTGTTGTTCAAAATAATAATAACGAAGAAAACAACAGATTAACTGGATTAAGAAATAGATTTGGTTTAGGTACTAATTATGATCTTAATAAAGGTAATATTAAATTAAGAAAAAAAGAACAAAAAACTCTAGGAGCAATAGCTGCTACTTTTGCTGGAGGTGTCCCATTTGCAAATTCTGTCTACAATGATATTCAAAATAGTAGAATTGCTGATTATATAGGCGGCCCTAATTCAGTTTATGGTATTGGTAGAACACTAATTAAAAGAACTCCTGAGCGCACTAATGATAGTCTTAGAATAGATGAAGCCAAAAATAAAAATTATAATGCTAAACATATTCCTGAAGTTAAAATAAGCAGTAGTTTTGATTTTGGTATATCTTTACTTACTAATTCTAATTTAGCTAGTTCTAGTTTTAATTTAGTAAAAGATACTGATTTAAAAGTTAATGGATCTTTTATAGATAATACTTTTAAACAATATAAAGAAAATAAAAAAGATAATAAAGTAATAATAAGCAATGATATAGAAATATCTAATCATACTTCTTCATCTTTATCTTCTAATAAATTTAAACTACCAATTCCATCTTCATTAATTAATAACCCCATCACTTATGATGGCGGGAAACCAGAAGGGGGATTAACAGCGAGCGCTGATTTAGGGCTATCAAACATAAATGGATCTACAGATATTCCAAAAGATATTAATGATATAAATAAAAGTCTCAATCAGAATGTTATAAATTATAGCAATCCTGCTTTAAAAACATATACTGAATTAAGAAAAAAAATAAATAAAGGTAATACCATTAATCAAAATTACTTTAGTACAGCTCCTATTGATAAAGTAAATAAAAAAGCAAAACAATATAATGTATTTGTTAGAACAAACGATACTATTGTTAAAGATGATACTTTAGCTTTACAATTTACTCCTTTAGATCCATTTACTGGCGATGCTTTAACAGTATTAAAGTTTTTAGGATATATAAATAATTATTCTGAAGACTATAATAGTGGATGGAATTCTACAAAATATATAGGTCGTGCTGAAAATTTTTATATATTTAATGAATTCAAACGCACCGCTAATATTTCATTTAATATACCATGTTATAATTACAATGAATTACTTATAAAACATTGTCATTTAAGTGAATTAGCTTCTACGTTAGCAGGTAAATATAAAGACAATCTTTTATTAGGTGGAATCATAACTAAATTAAAAGTAGGTAATTATATTAATAATCAACCTGGTATTATAACTAATCTAAATTTTTCCCCTATTCAAGATTCATCTTGGGATTTAGATGCGCAATTAGCATTTTACCTAAAAGTTGATTTTGGATTTACATTAATCCATAATTATCTTCCACAATATACAGAATGTGGATTTATTTTTAAAGAACCCGACCCTATAACTCCTCCTCCGCCACCACCACCCTCTCCTCCTCCTCCACCCCCAACTCCACCAGTAACTTCATCTCTTACTCCTTCTACAGGTTCTTACCTTGATCCTATAGGTCGTGTTGATTTAAGAGATAGACCTGATAAAACATATGTAAAAAAACCTTATATATTAGATGATTTAAAAAAAGTAACAAAATTTGGTGGAGGATCTTTTGGTGGTGGTGGAGCAACTGGGGATTTTTAAAATAAATTAAAATGGATCGCTACGAAAATTCAACTATATTAACTAAAAACTACAGACCATACTATAAAGGAAAGTTTTACCCAAACATTCCTTTATCAGAATCTGATGTGTATGTTATTACTACTGTAGGTGATAGACTAGACTCATTAGCATATAGCTATTATCGAGATGCTACTTTATGGTGGGTAATAGCAGCAGCAAATAATAATGCTACTAAAGGAGCCTTATATCCTACACCTGGTGCTCAATTAAGAATACCTACTGATTTAAATAGTGTTTTAAATTTATTTAAACAGTTCAATAAAGCAAGATAATGTTATGTCTATATTTAAAGATACGTTTAAACCTGAAATACAAAATCAATTAAAGGCTAGGCAAGAAGCCATATTTGAACGTACTCCTGATGCTATTCAATATTTTAATGCTCGCAATGCATGGGTAAGAATGTCTTCTGCAGTAGATGTAAATGAAGATAACGGGGCTCTAGCTAAAAAATATATATTACAAGGAGGAGTATTATACGAAAATCAACTCCAATTAAGAGCTGGTGTTTTGACTAAAAATTCCTCATATGATATTGCTACTCCTAATGGCAATCCCCACAGATTGGGTATTCGCCCCATGCCTGGTATTACAGGAGTAGACATAAAACCCAAATCAGCATATGGTTCTTTAAGAGAAGTTGAAGTTAAATTTGTTGCTTGGGATATTAAACAACTAGAAGACCTAGAACTTCTATATATGCGCCCAGGCTATACTGCTTTAATAGAATGGGGATGGGCACCTTATTTAGGTAGTGATAAAAAATTAAAAAGCAATATAGATTTTTCTACTAATGATATCATAAATAAGAAACCAACTAAAGATCAGTTATTTGAAAGCATATATAAAACCGCTGTTGAAACCTATGGTGGTAATTATGATGCAATGTTTGGATATATTAAAAATTATAGCTGGTCTGCCCGCGAAGATGGAGGATATGATTGCACCACCACTATAATATCAGTAGGAGAAGTATTAGAATCATTAAAGGTAAATTATGCTCCGTTTAATAATATATCTGAGATATCTAAAAAAGGATTGATAGCACCTAGAGTAGAAGGAATATCAATATCAAGTTTTCCTGATATAAAGAAAATATATTCTAAAAATATCCTTGCAGGATTATTCTATGAATTATTTACTATAATGAACCTAAAAAAACCAGGCACACAAGATGAAGGAGCCAATTTTGTAATTGCTGATGGTCGCCCCGATGGTACTACTAGTTATTATGATTTATATAAAAAAACTCTTAACATTGCTGGAGGGCAAGGAGAGGCTAGTAGTAATGGAAAAATTGGAGCAAGTGATGAACAAGTATATATTACTTTAGAAGGTTTATGTAATTTAATCAACAATTATGTTACTTTTGTAGATTCTAATAGCAAAAAAGCATTTTTAAAATGCTCTGTATTAGATAGAGAATATGCAATTGGCAATACTAAACCCAACCCATTAACTGGAGACGGCTATTTACTCTGCTCAGCTCATCCCCTTCAATTATCTGTAGATCCAACAATTTGCATTATCAAAAATCCCGTTTGGGCTAATGGATTTAAAGTCAATCCAGATACTATAATACCATCAAATGTAACAGGATCTAATAATTTAATAACATTTCCAAGTAAATTAAGTGATGTCCAATTAGATAGTGTATTAGACCAATTATACTATATATCAATTCCTACTAAAAAAATTAAAGATAAACAAGCAGTTGTAGATTATCTTGAAAGAGTAACCCAACAAGATCCAGATACAATTAAAGCGTTAACTAAACGCCATTACGAAAAGTTAAAAGATGTTAGTTATAAAGTTGTTAAGCCACAATATACAGATTTAATTAATGTTGCTATTGATGAAGGAGATAATATTGATAATACTAAATTAGGAAAATCATTAGCTGCTTCTGGTGTTGGAGGTAGTACCTCATTATTTAGTTTCTTAACAACTAGTCGTCTTACTAATTTAAGTACACAACAAGTTAACGAAGCTTTTGGATCTAATGTTGAATCTACCAAATCAGATCCTGTAGCAGCTCAACGTGCTGAGGATGCTAAACAACAGGCAGAATTAGATAAGCAAAAAAAAGAAATAGAAAAATCCCAATCTACAGCTATTGAAAATATACAATATATAAAAAATATTTCTAGACCCTATTTTTATCAAGACAATTGGGATACAGAACTAGGTATTATTGGAAATATATATGTTAATTTAAATTTCTTATTTAGATTAGCTTTAGATAATAATTTAGAAGCTTTAGATACTAAAGAAAAAAAAGATATTAATTTATACAATTTTTTAAAAAGTGTTCTATCTGAAATTTCATCCGCAACAGGTAATGTAAGTAATTTTGATTTATTTATTGACCCAATTAAAGGAGATACAACATATATTATAGATGTAAATTATGTTGATGCTAAATCTAAAAAGGAGGTATATGATAACTTATTTCAGTTAGAAATGCATAACACTAAATCTACAGTTAGATCATACAAATTAGAATCTCAAATATTTCCTGACCAATCTTCTACGGTAGCAATTGGTGCTCAAGTTGGAGGTGGAGCAATGGCAACTGATAATAATACAATGTTAGATTTTAATAAAGGTTTAGTTGATAGAATTATTCCTAAAAAAGATGATCCAACAATAGATCCAAATCAACCTGATATTGAAAAAATTAAAAGTCAAGCACAAAATGTAGCTGATGCTCTACAATCATTATATGATTTTTTTGGAGACCAAGAATATGGTTGGTTTATTGATGGTAAATTTGATGCTGATAAAGCAGGTGATTATAAAAATTCATTAAAAGATTTAATTAATTTCTTTAAAAATCTAACCAAATCAAAAGCCAAAAATAGAGCCATCATCCCTACTAAGCTATCAGTCACAATGGATGGTATTGGAGGATTAGTAATAGGTCACCTATTTAGAATTCCCGAAGAATTATTACCTAGAGGCTATAAAGGAGATGCATTAGGATCAAAATTAGGACATACAATTACAGGTATTGGACATTCAATTCAAAACAATGATTGGACAACTAATATTGATGCCCAAACAATAATATTAGATGAACCTGAAGGAACCCTTAGCTTCTCAGAATTAATACAAATAAATCCTAATAACGGAAAAATAACAACCCAAGATGCAATGAAAATTGAAGCAAACAAATCTAAATTAAAAGTAGGAAGTAATTTATCTGGTGTAGTTTCAAAATATGGCCAACCTGGTGATTCTAGCCAATTAGTAACTCTTACTCTTCCTTATACTTTATATTATGATAGTACTCCTGTAAATAGTTTTAAAGTACATAAATTAGTAAAAGATAGTTTAGAAAAAGTACTTAAAGATATATTAGCGACTTATGGTTTAGATAAAATTAAAAAATTAAAACTAGATCAATATTCCGGTCTATATAATCCTAGAGATAAAAGATGTTGTCCTGGTAATCCTTCGATTCACTCTTGGGGAATTGCCATAGATTTTTATGCCGCCGAAAACGGATTAAATACCCCAACAGGAAAAGCCCTATTCTCTAAACCAGAATATAAACAATTTATTGATATTTGGTATAAGTATGGATGGAAAAGTTTTGGTAGAGAATTAGGAAAAGATTGGATGCACTTTCAAATAAACGATGCACCTTTTTAATATGAGAATACCATCAAACATAATAGAAACAAAATATACCTCTGGTAATGAATTCGTATTTGATTATAATTACAAATATTATCAAGGATACTATTATGAATTTAATGGAAAATACTTTGCAGGAAAAACATTTAATACTAATGCTCCAAAACTAGTTAAAGCAAACAGTACAGATATAAATCCTCTACTAACAGATCCAAAAACATTTATTTATGGATCTTTAAGTAAAGTAAAATTAAATAATAGTATTCCTACTTCTATTATTAATAAAAGTAATATTAATGGAGGCATAAGATATTTTTCTAAAAAAATTAATTCTAACCCCATATTAATAAGAGAAATTGATAAAAATACTTTTGATAAGTTTCAAAATAATCCTTATTATCAAGTAATTAGTATTGAGTTTCCTGAAGGAGGTTATTTTGGAAATCAAAAAAGTCTAGACGATGCTGAGAAACAAATGCCCGGCATAAAGTCTTTTATTATAAGTGAACCCCCTCCAGATTAAATTTGTAAGTCAAAGATTTTATCTTATATTTAATTCAAAGGTTATGAAATATGTTTTACGTTATAGAGAAACCCTCTCAACTTCCATCTAAATTTGGAGATTGCTTTATTAGGTTTATTCCTAAAAACGACAACTTCCATCCTACACTTACTGATTTAAGCCTTATCTACATCAGACCACTTGATGATAAGAAAGGATACATACTGTGCCTAGATCATACTGAATCATTTAGTCTGGATAAAGATGAATTATTTGGTTGGTTAGTAAACAACACTGATAGAATATGGGTGATAGATAAAAAGGAAGCAATGCATTGGTTTCCTTACCCCAATAAATTATTTGATGCCCATTTAATTGAATTTGTTAATTTAACAGAAGCACTAGGTAATAATTGTATTGATTATTATTATAGACACCACATTAATCTATCTAATATTAATTGTCTAATTCCAATTAGCAAACATTATGAGGAATGTGAAAAAATATTTGCTGCTACATTACCCACAATACAAAAATACACCCTAACTAACACAGCATTTCAATTCCAGAACTTCAGAACAACTGAAATATTTTATCAAATTGAAAAACAAGGCATTAAAGTAGATAAAGAATGCTATATAAACCACTATCAAAATAAAATACAATATCCCGAATTTAACTTATCTAAGAGCAGATTATACACTCAATATAATTTATACAATACAACTACGCGCCCTTCTAACACCTGTAATAGTATCAACTTTGCTGCATTAAATAAAGATAATGGTGAACGTGAATGTTATAGACCAATAAATGATAAATTTGTTGAAATCGATTTTCAGGGTTATCATCCACGTTTGATAGGTGAAATGGTTAAATTTGAATTTCCTAAAGATAGAAACACATATGATTATTTAGGTGAATTACTCGGCGTATCACAACAAGAAGCTAAAGAATTAACATTTAAACAGTTATATGGTGGTGTGTGGAGCGAATATCAAGATAAGCCATTCTTTAAAGAAGTAGCCATGTATGTTGATGATCTGTGGGATACATTTCAATATGGTGGAGTCATTACTACTGAAAATAAAATATTTATACGTGACCAATTAGAGGATATAAACCCACAAAAATTATTTAATTATGTGGTCCAAAGCACGGAAACATTAACTAATGTTCAATTGCTCGAATTGGTATTAGATTATTTAAAAGATAAAAAAACCAAAATAGTATTGTATACCTATGATGCGTTTTTATTTGATTATAGTAAAGAAGATGGTGAAATTTTTACTACCATCAAAGAGCTGTTGCAATATCCGATAAGCATCAAGCAAGGCAAATCATACCATGGTTTAACTAAAATATAAATATTTATGACAGACAATATATTTTTCGATTTGAACAAGCTATTCTGCACATTTACTACACCTGACGAACTAGACACTGTGCTGTCGGACATAAACCGTCGATATACAATATTGTACAATAAAATATTTGTACTTGAGTCACCTCAAAGCAAAGAATTAATGTGCACATATAATATCGATATGGGTAATACTGCAGATACTCCATTGCCTAACACTATATTGTTGCATCGCAAAAAAGAATCAAATACATTATATACAATTAATGCCCTTAATGCATTGATTAGATCATTAAATAATGGTATGTTAGATACTAGATTTATTGTTAATTGGGCTGATTATAAAAATTGTATATTACTCAATACCGGTCCTGAATTACGCAAATTAGACACTTCTATTCATAAAATTATAGATTTAGGTAAATAATGGCAACATATACAGCAGCTCAAATGACCGGACAGGGCGTATTAGGCGAAAACTTATCTGGTACTAAAACATTTGCATTTACCAACTCAGGTGGTTCTGCTTACTTTACTTTAGAAACAGTTAGAGAACCAAATGGCTTTTATACTGGTTCTACTCCTACTAATACTGTAGGAACATGGGTTGTATCATCATCAATGGGTTTTGTTTCGTCCTCGTATATTGCCTCGGTTGTTGTTCCTCCTGGCTCATCTGCACTTACATTTGCTCCTGCTTCAGCAGTAACAGGCACAACATATTATTTAAGAGGAACAGGAAATTTTAGTTTGACTATCTCTTAGTTTGGTGGTCTAAATAAGGGTTCTTATATTTAATTCTAAATAAAACAGTTATGGATTTAAACCTCGTAAAGCAGAAGTTAGCCGCTGCTCAAAATAAAGGGCAACAACGTGAAAAAATCGATTACACAAAAATTTTCTGGAAACCAAAGCCCGGCAAACACCAAATTCGCATTTTGCCTTCTAAGTTTGATAAGGCATGGCCAATTCGCGAAGTACAATTCCATTATGGATTCGCTAAAGGACCAATTTTGTCTTTGACTAACTGGGAAGAAGCAGATCCGATTGTTGATTTTGCAAAGCAACTTCGTAAATCATCTGATAAAGAAGATTGGCAATTGGCAAACAAAATTAGCCCTAAATCTCGTTTCTTTGCTGCTGTAATTGTACGTGGTGAAGAGCATATGGGTGCTCGTTTGTGGGAATTTGGTAAATTGACACACGATCAACTTCTCGGTATCGCTGCTGATGATGATTATGGTGACTTTACAGACATCACTGACGGTCGTGACTTTACAGTTGAAGCAACTGAAGATATAGTTGCTGGTAGAAAAGGTATTAAATGTGCTCTTCGTCCTAAAGTAAAATCAACTTCCATCTCTGAAGATGCTGCGTTGGTAGAAAAGGTACTTGATGAACAACCTGACATTTTGTCTATTAATCGTAAGTATACTTATGATGCACTTAAAGACATTTTGGCTAAATGGTTGAATCCTGAAGAAGAAGCAGCTGCAACCGAAACTCCAATCGCATCTAAGGATGAAGAGGATGATTTTATTGCTGAAATTAACAAACCAGTTACTCCGGCTTATGCTTTGGAAAACAATACTGGTAAAACAAGCAATGCAGACAAATTTAATGACCTTTTTAACGACTAATAATGGCTAAAAGTAAAGACAGTTTAACATCAGTAGTATCGGAATCACTTAAAAA